ATATAAAATTGTGATGCTTGGATTTCATTTTCAAATCCAAACATTTTACTTTACCAATTCTTCTTAATCCAACAATTTTTGCAGTTTTAACCAAAACTGTCTCCCAAATTTCCCATCTAAAATTTTTATCTTCCCATAAAGTAATCATTCACAAATAATGTCTAGTTTCTTTTTCAAAATTTCCCATAACGGATGCTTCAGTTTATCTTTACATAAAAACCTATGGTCCATAGTACATTTAATTGTACTCCCATTATTCAATTGTACTTCATAAACTTCTTGTTTTCCTTGATCTATTACATCTATAACTTCATCATAATAGAAAGAATCAGAATCAACATTATATGCCTTAATTCTATCACCTATTTTAACTTCTGATAATAACATATACTCACCAGAATCCTTTAACACAGTATTGTCGGGAGCTAAACACACATTGAATCCGTAGCCCGAAAACTTATACATCCAATCCCAAACCTTTTTGGCTATTTTATCCTTTACATTATTCTTCTTTGCACCTTCTAAGAACTTTTCTTTCCATACACCAAATTTTTCAGAATCTTTCAACTTAATAGCTTTTCTAAAATTATCAGCTTCTCGTAACGTCATATTTCCCATTTTATTTGCAATTGCCATCACTTGTTCTTGAAATATTAATACACCATATGTTTCCTTCAATATATCCTTTAACATAGGATGAATCATTTTAATTTTAAACTCTTCTTTTTTCTTAACCCAATTTCTCCGTTTTACGTATTCCGTATGCATCCCTGCTTTCAACACAGCAGTTCTAAATAAACTAATAATCAACACAATATCATTGAATCGCTTCGGTTTCATGTCGCTTATAAGTCTTGCCATTCCCTGCGAAGTCTCTATCTGAAATAATCCTTGTAACTCCTGAGTTCTAATAAGTTCATACACTTTTTTATTTTCTAAATCATTCAAACAGACTTCATCAATATCTTTTATTTTCTCTCCATCTCTATTAACTAATTCTACAGTCCGTTGGATAACATCAAGAGTTGTCAACCCTAATCTATCAAATTTTAATAGATCCAAATCTTCCAAAGCATACATGTCCCATTCTGATACCTTTACTCTTCGTCTTTCTTCATCATTTTTATCAACAGTATAGGCAGTAGGCAACCATTCTTCTAACTCAGATGGTGTTACAATAATTCCACTTGCATGAACTCCTTGTTGATTTACAGTTTCCATTAATCGTTTAGCTCTATCCGTTAAAGTTTTATTCTTTTTCAAAAAAGGTTTTATTTCATCAGGTAATTCTTTCCATTTTTCTACTTTACTATCTACCAACTTGGTTTGTTTCTTAAGCACACTAAAATAATCATATCCCAATACTCGTCCTACATCTGTTATAACTCCCCTTGGTTTCCACTTTGCATATGCAGCTATGTGAGCTAATTTATCTGCCCCATACATTTGTTCCATAATCTTCTTAACATCGTCACGTCTAGCCTTACTAAAATCCATATCAATATCAGGCATAGAAAGTCTGTCTTCATTCAAAAATCTTTCAAACATTAAATTAAATCTAATAGGATCTATTTGTGTAATATTCAGAAGATAAGCCGCCAAACTTCCACAAACTGATCCACGTCCAGGTCCAACTATTATATTTTTTTTCTTACATTTTCTAACTACATTCCATACAAACAAAAAATAATCAGGAAACCCAATCTTCTTAATAACTTTTAATTCACGTTTCAATCTTTTTTTATAAACAATAGATTTTTGTTGGTCAACGGTCAACCTTTTTTTATATCCCTTTTTGCAAAGTTTAGTAAGGGTTTCCATGCTGTCACCCTTACCGTATTTTGGAAGTGTGCTTTTCTTAGGAACTAAAGGATATTCTTCAACTTTTTCTGCTATTTCTTCAGTCGCTTTCATAGCTTTTAAAAATTCTTTGTCCGATATATAATCATGCCATTTTTCTTTCGCTCTTCGGAGAGATTTAATTCCCTTAACATACAATTGATGTGTCGGGTAAATACCATTATTCTCATCTTTAAGAGTTTTCCTCCACGCACGGCATCTAACAATGTCATGTATTTCCCAGTCCATCTTCCTAAGATAATGTATATCATTCGTTATTACTTTCTTTCCTTTTTGTCCCAAAATATATTTATTGACAATATTTTGTCCATCAAGATCATTTAATTGCATTTCATAATAAAAATCATCTCCAAATGTATTTATAAAAAATTTCAATCTTTTTTTTAATACTTTTAAACACTTCTTTGTAGATAATTCTTTGTAGTAAGGATCGATCCCTAACAATAGTTTGCCTACAACCCCGCCCAAACATGCAGTAAGCACTATTAAGCCGTCCGAGAACGACTGTAGCGTTCCCTGACTTATTCTAGGCCGACGTAAGTAACCGTGTTGCCACGATGCGCTGTGAAGTTTCTTTAGATTCTTCCAACCTGTTTCATTTTTACAAAGTAAAACAACATGATAATAACTATAAGGAGTTTCAGCAGCTTCTGTACCATATTTATCTACCATATATACTTCTATACCAAGAATAGGTTTTATTTCTCTTTTTTTACATTCTTTGTGTAATTCATACGCAGAAGCTAAATTTCCATGCTCTGTCAAAGCTACAGCATTACTTCCTAATTTTTTACATTTTTCTATATATTTATCAATGTGAAGAGTAGCATCTCCTATACTATAGTGACTATGTGCGTGAAGATTATTAAATAAGTTTTTCATCACGAATTTTTCTAACTCTTTCATTAGCGGAACGTTTCAAAGAAAGAGCAGGTTTAAAAATTATTCTCATTGTCAACGGAATCTTAAAAACTTCGCCTGTTCTTATATTTCTAGCAATACTATTTTTTCTTTTCTTTAAATAAAATAAACCTAGTTTCCTAATATTTAATGTACCATTTACAACAAGCACTCGTTTAATGCATTCAGAAAATATTTTAATGAACCTTTTTGCTTTTGGTAAACTTACTTTCATTTCTCTAGCAAGTTCACTAATAAATTCTGAATCAGTATTATAAAGAGCCATTTATAATTTCCTCAGCTTTTTTAACAACATTATTATATTCAGAACAAAACATTGTTATCCACCAACAAAGTTCAATCAGCACAGAAGTAATTGTAAATTTTGTTTCTAATACTTCTATGACAAAATCTTGTAAAGATTCGTCAATCAATCCTCCATGTTTTATAATGGAATATATTGTCAAAGTATATCCTACTTCTTGCCAAAAAGCTGTAATTATTCTTCGAGAAATTCCATTAATAATAGTTTCACTTAATATTGTCACAGACACTTTTTCATCTGCAATCGTCTTCTCGTTTATCATCATCCTTAAATGTCGTTCTATATTTGATAATTCCCAAATATCTTCCCAAAAAGTAATATCGTCAGTTCTTGGTATAAATTTTTCTTTTTCAAAAATATCTAACTTGCAAACTTCTAAATTTTCTTCTTCAGAAATTGGTTTATTAATCAATACATTTAATTCTCCTATATCACATTCTAACCATCCCGCCATGCATACCTGTAAAAGACTTAAAAAGAAATAATCATTAATAAAGTGACTATTGATTGCTACTTCAGAAAAAGTGGCAAATAAATCTAATCTTTCATAATTATATTTAAAAACCATCGAAAGTAAATTAGGAATATCATTTGTTTCATCAAAATCCAAAGCGGGATCAAATATATTCGCTACAGATATATCCATTCCTTCTTTCAAATCTCTATACACATTAAATAATTGATCAATACCTTGAGGTTTTATAAATTCATCTCCATATGCTCCATCATCAATATTTGCGTTATATTTATTGGCTTCCGCTATTTGGTCTACGCCTACCCAAAATTTTAATCTAGTCCCATATGCTCCTCTTAAAATCATACCATCGTCAGTATTTCCTTCCAAATGATCACTATAATACATTAATTGATCAAGTAAATTCGCACCACGCATTATCCAAAGAAAATAAGCATATCTAAATCCCACATTTGTATATTTAGAAATAACGGGACAATAAAAATTAGGATTTGTTTTGGAAATTAATAAAGTATTAGATTTTTTAATATCATATATAACTTCCATATCAAACATTTCAGTTGGTTTTAAAATAGTAACATTAGATATCATACCTTTAATCCTCCTTGTTCTTGTTCATAATATTTTTCGGATTCTTTTTTACTAACGGTATTAAAAGTCATCCTATCTCTATCACCTTTAACATAAAATTCTTCCCCCTTAAAATCTCTAGCTTTAATAAATCCTATTCTAAATATATTTTCTTCAGGAGTATCTTGTGCTGTCACACCTATATCTATATGGTCAGGAATATTTTTTGATAAAGCCATATCACTTATACGTATTTTAGTTTCCTTCCCCTCAGTATCGGCTTTTAACTGTGCAGCAGACCATCCAGGCTTATCGAAATATCTATACATCTGTTTAAGATCAATAGCTATTTCAATCTGTCTAGGCCATTCAACAGCTATAGCTCCTGTACTACAACGCATGATATTTAAATAATCAACACAAATCAATCTTACGCCAGGATTATGATTTAATATTGTTTCAATCCTATTTTTAATATCGGCAACTGTCCCTGAACCAGGAATGTCAATGATATTAAATTTAAAAGGATGATTTTCAAATCTTGATTTAATTTTCTTATTAAGTCTTCTCCAATGCTTTTTATTTAAATCAAAATTCCTAAAATATTTATATTTTATTCTAGAAAGATGACAATACAATCTCTGTCTAAGCTGAATTTCAGGCATTTCTATCGTAACATATATAACATCTCCATAAAATTGATAACAATATGCAGCAAATTCCATTAATAGTATTGATTTACCTACCCCTGTTCTTGTCAATACCATGCCAGATTCTGAATCTCTTAACCCACCTATCTTTTTATCAAGTGGTCGCATCCCTGTTGGAACGCCTTTATAACGTTTAGGATTAGCTTGAGCCTTTTGATGATACTCTTTAAAATCATCATAAGAATTAATGGCATCTACAACTTTTATAACTGTTCTACCTCTACTTAATTCATCGTTTATTTTTTCATATTGTTTCTTTGCTTTTTCAACGACATCTATTCCATCAACATCAGCCTTATCTAAAATATCTGCAACATGATTAGCATTATAAATCATTAATCGCGCATCATATAATTTTTCTAAATTATCTTTTATAACCAATGTAGAAGCTTCGGAAATTTTCTTAGAAATTTTCTTAATTGACTTCCAAAGTCTTTTATATATCTTTCTTTTCTTTACTTTTAAAGAACCGACATATTCATTAAAGCCTTTATCATCTAAAACATATCCCGTCTTATTAAAAAATTCTTCTATTTCTTCATAAAGCCATTTCAATTTGTCGCTACTTAAACATCTACTATCAAATTGATTTACTATAACTCCCACAACTTTTGGAAATTTTATAAGACCACCTAAGAACTTCTTCTCATCTAAAATACGTGAAAAAGGACTATCACGCATTGAAGCCCTTTTACGCTTGTATGAATCTTTAAAAGATTTTTTCTTCGCCATTAGTTATACAACTTTTTCATCTTTTTTCTAATGTTTCTTGTGCATTTTAATTTATCTTTTTTCAATTTACAAATATTGCTATCAGTGTCACAATAGGAACAATACAAATTTTTCTGTTTACAAAATCCAACTTCTGTATATCCCTTTTTCTTTACACTTCTAAGAAAATTTGCTATTACAACTCCTCTTGCTAATTGAATAGAAGGTAAATACCTTCTTTCTTTCTTAGCTTCATCTATCTGTTTATTCATATATAACTTCAAAAACCTCTGCCACTTACCTTTAAAATGCTTTTTAAAACTCTCAACGATACTCCGCATATGTGATCGTATAATATTATTATTATCCATAATCATTGTGGGAAAATTTTCGATACACTCTTCTCTATAAAATTCCACAAAATCTCTTATATTCCATTCTTCTATATCTTTATCTTCATTATATTTATATCTATTTTTTCTATCCAAAACTTCTGCACTTACTTTATCATGTGTTACGGATAAAAGTTTACAAATATTATAATTTTCTCTTTGATAATTGTGAATACACTTTACAGTTCCATTCAAAGAACAATTCAAATATCTAAATTTTAAAGATCCAATATCTTTAACTTCCGTTTTTCTATATCTACATTGTTTACAAGATTCAGTAATATCAAAAAATTCAAAATTCAGAGTATAAGAAGGAACACTGGTATTTTTATCACGCCATCTAATAATTATATCCGCTGCAATAAGTTTTTTAACAACTCTGAAAAGATCAGCTTTTGAACATTTCAACAACTCCATAATTTTCGATTCTTCTGTAATTCCATTTCTTATCAATGCAATCACAAATCGTAAACATTTCACGCTATCAATTGTCTGCAATTTATTCAAAATCTTTTCGTCGAAAGTAAACAACTGGAAATAAGATTCGTTATTCGCCATTTTAGCCCCTACCTTACACCTACCCTCACCTAAACTGATTGTCCTCAAGCCATTACAACGATCCAAATTTTGGCCTAATTGCGCAAAATACCTAAAAGCTGGTCTACACTAGGTTTTTTGGTCTTTTTAGCTTTAGCTCCTAAAATCTTATCAAAAAGTTCCCTACGTTCTCCTAACACTTCTAACATTTTATCTTCCAGAGTATTAGTTGTTACAAGATCAATAACAGTAACAGGTTTCTTTTGTCCTATCCTATAAACGCGCCTAAGTCTTTGTTCCATTTTGGCAGGATTCCATAACAAATCAAAATTAATCACATAGCTTGCAACCTGCATATTCTGACCATACGCCATTGAATCTGAACAGATAGCAAAACGTATATTTTCATTTTCAATAAATTTACTTTTTCTTTTTTCAAATATTTTTGGCTTCAAGCCTCCGACTACTGTCACTGATTTTCCAAAAGATTTTAATTCTCGCTTCAATATAGGAATAACTTTGTTTGCATAAAAACTGAAAATAACAACCTTGTGTCTTGGATGAATTTCATTTTCAATAATATCTTTTAACACATCAATTTTCCCACTTTCTCTAATACTTGGATCCTGTGTTTCAGTCGTATCACAAATCTGAATAAGATAATTCATCAATGGTAATATATCAGCTCTATTTATTTTCTTTTGAGAAGCTAAATCATTAAGCTGTTTTAATATTCCTTCCCTTGCATCATCATAGATAGATCTTTGCATCATTGTCATCTCACAAGTCCGCACAACAGAAATCAACGGCGGTCTATCTTTCCAAACTTTTTCAATAGGTCTTCTGATTATGTGATCTTTTATTATTTTTTTCAATTTTTTTTCATTCTTATATCCTACTGTATTTCCCCAATAATCAAATATCAAATAATGGTTTTTAAAATTATAAAATTCTCCTAATATTCTTGGATCAGTAAAATAAAAAGGTGCCCATAATTCTTCCAATCTATTTTCAATAAAAGTCCCAGACATAGGTATACAAATTGCGTTATGTCTTAATTCTCTCCTTATTTTCAATAAAGCCTTTGTCAATTTTGTACTTCGATTTTTCATCTTAGATGCTTCATCTAAAATAAAAATATCAAATCCACTTTTTTTAATAATTTCCAACGATCTATCAAGAATTTCATAATTACATATTACAATTTTCCCTTTACTAAATTGGTACTTACGTCTTCTGCGAGGGTCATCCCTTAATCGTTTACATTTCTTTTTTGATTTACAATTTTTACATTCTCTACTTCTTAAATTAAGTTTAATGCCTTTTTCACATTTTATTCCAACCGTAGAATCTACAATTGATATATCTCCATTGCTTTCTCTGAATGTTGTAAACTTTTCTATTTCATTCCGCCACTGGAATTTTAATCTATTTAGAACAACTATTAATGTCCTTTTATACCCATCTTCAAAAGCTTTACACATTACTCCTAAAGCTTCAGGAGTTTTACCCAAACCCATATCATCACCAATAAGATATTTCTTAGCTTCATAACATACGTTTACAGCTTGTGCTTGAAAAGAAAGTATCTGATTTTCAGGGTCTTTTGTCCAATATTTTGATTGAAAAGTTTTATCCTTCCTTGCTTCTTTTACACGTTCTAATTTCTCCTTAAATTTCCGATAATATCTCTTAAGTTTCTTAGTAAAAAAGAAATTCCATCCATTATTTATAACAAGTTCTTTGATAAAGTCATAGTAATAAATTGTTGATTCGTGATATTTTCTTTTTTTATTATAGGAAATAACAGGAATACGGGAAAGAGTTCTTATTGCTCGTCCAAATAATTTTCTAGATTCAGACCTTACATATATTTGTAATCTTCCACCTTTAAGTAATCCAGTATAAATTCCAACGTTAGCCATTTACTTAATAACGTATTGAGATATCTTTATAATTATTCAGAAACAGCAAAACTTCTATGAGACTGACCTGTTCGAGTATTTCGTATTGGAAGAATAGATTGAACTGTATCCGGACTATGATCACCAGCACTATTGTCAGCTCCTAAATAAAGAATTATTCCAAAAAATATGCCAGCTAAAGTTTCTGGAGCAAGAGCTTCTAAAGCTATACCATCACACTCACCGTCAGCTCCTCCTACTTCTGTTTCTTGTGTTGCTGGCATACCAGGAGGTTCACAAGGTTCCCAATTTAATACAGTTTCATAATATTCATGAACAAAATTTATCTGTGCTCCAGAAAGAAAATTAGCTGGTGTATCAAATAATGTCCCTGTAGCTCTATTCGCATTATTCCAAGTAAGTGCATCCAATCCCCATGTTTCACCGGGAGTTAAATCAACCCTAATTAAATCATAATCAAAACGATGTTCTATACCAAAGAAAGAAGATTCTGTATAAAAAGGTTCATTAATAAAAGAACGTATATGTTCAAGACATATAAATAATCTATCGAAAGAAGTAATCGGAGATGCAAATTTGAGATAAACTTCCCATCTAGTTCCATTATCTACTTTAAGATCAACATCCCAATTTACTGCATGATAAAAGTTTGATGCAGCATCATCGGACTTTACCATCACTCCATTATCAAAATAATTCAATCCCGTTACACCACGGGGCCGAAGTAAACTCCTTACCAATGTGGCATTAGATTGTTGAGTTTCAAGAGCAAATGCCACTGATCCATCTGAAATATATTGTAATATACTTGCATCATCAGGATCAGTAGTTTTATTAATCAATTTTCCTGCATCTGTATCATCTTTATAATATATATATAACGCATCACCAAATTTTACTACTTGATTGGGATCATCATTAATGTCAGTTAAATCAGATCTACTTTTAAATCTTACCAGTGTTTCCCCTTCAATCATTACAGGAACAATATCTCCTTGTTCTGCTTCCATTTGTGTTACACAAATTAATTTATCGTCATCGTCTTTTTCTGGATATTCAAGAAGAGGAAGTTTTGCTACTCTTTGCGCCACTAATACATCTCCATCATGTGCGATTAAATCAAATTTCATTGGAGAATATCGTGGAAGAACTCCAGTTCCAGTCCATTTCGCCATTTTTATTTTGCCTTCTTTGGGGGCAGATAATTCATCCAAAGAAGCTACACCAAAACCTGTAGATAAAGCAGTTTCTAATCTATCTATACGTTCTTGAAATGATCTAAGTTGTCTAGCTGTTATAGCACTCATGCTCTAGCCTTTATTTTAAGATCACCTAAAGTAAATCCTCTTCGATTACGTAATACTGAAAGCGTTTTCCATGCTTCCGTATCGCCACGAGAAGTTATATTAATTCCTGTTACAACTGAATCTAATCCATAATATCCATCCGCTCCATCTGACAATTCACTTCCTATAATCCTATCAACCTGATCTCCTATTTCTAAACTTAAATCGACTCTTCCATGATCTAAAGAAATGTTTTCTATAAAATCAGGAGCACTTGTAAGCATATCTTCCAAAGCTTGTTTCAATTGTTTTAGATCACTCTTAACAACTTGCTGTGAAAATAATTCGCCTAATAATCCATCTTCTGTGCTATTAAGCATATTCCAATCAAGTAATGGAAACTTATCATTCAAATTTCTATTTTTTGTTGGTATAACAAGACTTCCTATTTGTGATGTTCCTGAAGGCAATGTATAAGTTATTGCTGGAACTCCTGTAGTTAAAGCTTTCGGTTTAGGATAAATAGCAGAAGATCTTAAAACAAATTCTAATTTTTCATCAATATAATAAGCTATAAATCTTCCATTGCCATACAATAATTCTCTTTCTTCATTCAACAAATCATCAATTAAAGGAACATCTAACGATATCCGACAAGTCATAAACGCTCGTTTTGTTTTTGCATTAGCAAATTTTTTCCAACCTTCTAAATCAGCATTTAATACATCAGGTAAATCACTTGAATATTGTGGTTTTGAAAATTTTACAACTTGAAAATCATTTTCAAAAGAATAAGTACCTTTAAAAGCGTCTTTATCTCTTCCATCAGGTATAATAAAAGGAATTTTTTTCAGTATATCTTCTTTTTTATCCGCACCACCTACAGCGGCAGCAGGTTTCTCATCTTCTGCTTCTATAGTTTTAGATTCATCATATAAAAATATAAAAGGTCTAGAAGGTTCAAGATTCTTATTAACTTTACTTGTTTCGTATTTAGTTACAGGAGGTTCTATCTTTCTTATACGTTCAGCATTATCAAATATAAATTGTTCTATTTCTGATGCAAATCCAGAAAATACATCACTAATATCATCATGCAATCCTAAATCATCTACAAGATTTTTAGTTATTTCTTCTTTAGATCCAGGAACTGTAAATTCTCTAAATATTCTAGCATATCTTTGAACATCACTAGCAGTTATTTTAGCTTTATCTTCAGTTTGAGTAGTATTCCAAACTTCTGGAGTAGCTCCAGCTTTATTCATGGCAACATATTTTTTATAATCAATAGGATTTTTAAAATGTGAAATATATCTTCTACTCGTTACTTCTCCAGCTTCATATTCTGTATAATTATTATCAGTATCAGAAGGTTGTTTATTTTGATCCGAAGTAGGTCTAAGATATCTAGTCCAACGTGGTATTAATTCGAGCGTAGTTTCAAGTTTTAATGGAGCGCCTACCACAACCGCATGAACAATAGCATCGGCTATACTTCTTTCTACATCAGCTCCAGCTATATTTGTTCCACTATCGGTATCTAATATTTTACCATCTCTTCCAATATATACAGCTTTTGGAACATCGTCTTTCATAAGATGGTTTATAAGTTCAACTTCACTTACATTCTTACTATGTTTAAGATACCAATACCAAGGACCAGGAATGGCTTTTACAACTTTATCAATTGCTTCAACTGGACCCAAACCGTTAATGTCAAAATTGATTGGTCTTATTTTTTCTAACCCAATCTTTTCACCCCAACGAAATATTTTTTCAAAAGATCTTTGACTTATGCGCACTTTTACGCCAGAAAGAAAAGTATTAAGAAATGGTTTAATATACCATTCTTCGATATACATAAGAATTGTAGCATAATTCCAGAAATATTTCACATCCATTGCTACTGCACCAGCAGCTTCTATATATTGTTGTGTAGGATCAAATTTAAACGCTATAGCAAGATCTTTATTATCTCCAGATGTTGCTGAATCTTCTTTTCCATCAACATTAAATACAGTACGTTCACTTCCCAAATATCCATAAGCTGTATTTGCTCCTGGAGGAGGATTTCTAAATTTTTCAAATAATCTATTCGTCGTATTTGTGTCATATCCTAAAATGGGTTTAATAGTATTATCAACTGTATAAATTTTCCCTCGTATTTTAGACATTTTATTAAGATACCATTTTAATCCATAAGCAGTTGTAGTCAGTGTGTCGCTCGTTCTTGAAAGAATTCCTTTTTCTATTACGAGATTTCCTCTAAACACAATATTGCTTGCATTATCAATAGCTACAATCACAGGAGTATTAAATCCTATGTGATTTCCAAAAGCTTTCGCAGGAAATTCTATTTCACATGTGTCTATATGTTCATTAATCCCTTTATTAATTTCTCTTACTTTGCCATCCATTAGAAATGATGTTCTTTTGGTAAGATTACTGAATGTATTATTTCTTAATAGAAAAACCTTATGCTTCCTGAAAGAAGTCACATTTTGTCCAGATTGTATACCAGCTTGAACCATTATAACACCGTATCCAAAACAATATCTTCAATTAAATCTGGCGGAAGACCCTCTATATCTATTTCATACTCATCTGTATTAGTATCTGTCTGGTTATTAGAATTTACCGCACGTACTCCAAATTTCCATGTTTGAACTACACTTGTTACATTCAACTGAAGAGTCGTATAGGATTGAATAATACCATCTACTCTATTAAATTCATAAGCATGTGTAACCCAATCAACATCTCCTGATCCATTATTGTGATAAATTCTAAATTTTGTGGCTAAATTTCCCCATAACCAATAAAAACGAATCCTTGCTTTTCCAACCGATACCCTTGTTAATTCAAGTCCAGTTTCTACAAACGGATTATCTGCATCAAGTGTATTATTAGGATCAGAAGTAGCTGGTAATCCAGGTTGAGGAGGTTTTACTGAAGTAGAAGGTAAAGTCACATCCTGAACATCAAAATTTTCACTTTCATCACCAGTTACTTGACTTCTCAGTTTAACATAGTGAGGACTTGTTCCAGTTAATCCACTGAGATCTTCAATGGTATGTCCGCCATTTTCATCAAATTCGATCAGAATATCAGCCGTTGCAGCATTTGCTATTAATTGATTATCAATATCCACAGCATCATCAAAAACTATTTTTCCTTCAGTATTAGTTACTTCCATATCATAAACTGCAATTCCGTTAGACATAATGGTTTGAGTTGATGTTCCATTCAATAAAATTTTTGAAGTTCCGTAAGTAAATGTAAAGCTCGCATCGAAAGTTATACTCCCAGGACATGTTATAGTCGCTCCACGTGCAATAAGTGTCCCTCCATCAAATGCAATATCTCCACTTGCAGTTATAGGATTATTTACTCCATTTTTGGTATCAAGTATTCCATCTGTTTGTGTAAGATCATGACATGTTAAAGCATCTTGAAGCGTCCATGAACCACCAGCACCGCCATCATTTAATTGAATATCATAAAAAGCATTCCCACTCGACTTAATAGTCTGAGCACCTACGCCATTGAAAATCACAGTGGACTGTTGGGCATCAAATTCCGCACTAGGATCTTGGATGTCCCAGTTGCCTGATACATAAATCAAATTAGCGCCGTCCGTGTCTACGACTAGAGCGTTTTCAGAGCTTCCGTCATCGGCATAGATCGTAAGATCACCGTTGACTTGGAGTGTGGTTCCAGGATTAAGAATTAATTTACCACAAAGATTATTGGTGGTCTGACCAAGACGCAACCACGCACAGGTAATATTAAATCCGGCTGAAGATAATTGAGCTGTTCCTACTACCCAGTTATCAATGTAAAATCGTTCTGTAGTGGTAAGATTACCAAGTAGATTTCTTGGAACACCTAGAGTATCTCTAAACCAAATACGACAATCGCCATAATTGCCACCTGGCATGTCTTGGCGAAGAATATAAAGAATCATTAATTGTCCACCACCGCCCCAAGTACATCCATTGTTTATTAATGTTGAATAAATGTAAAGAGTTCTAGTAGCTCCAGAAGCTCTTATTGTGGAAGTATTATTACCAGTTGTGAGTATGCCGCCAGTAGCAAAAACTACATTACTTAATATATCTGTTATTACACCGTTATTTTGAGTAAAGCTATGAAATATAATGCCCGCAGCATTAATGGTCCCAGTAGCAGATAAAATAAAAGTGGAAGTTTGGCGACTAAACGTACCAGTAGCCATTGCCACATTACCGGCTGTCGTGATATTTCCAGCTCCTGCTTGGAAAGTGCCAGCTGTTAGGGTATAGTTGGTGCAATCAAAATTGGCGTTGCAGTCCCATTTGCCTGCTGAAGCGAAGGGACCATTTACCACTACCGCGCATGTCTGAGTGATCTGTCCAGTATACAAAACATCGACGGCGATTGAAACTACATTATTTGGATAAGTATCTATAGTGCAGTTACCAACATCTGTTCCATCAAATATCACATCTTCTGTAGCCAATGGAACATGCCCTAAAGACCAATTAAGGGCATCATTCCAAACGTTAGTACCGTTTCCATTTGTCCAAGTATTGTTAGCCATTAACTAAATACCCATAAAGCTGAGTTATTTCCTCGATCAACACCATCTGTTACAGTAGCTTGTGCTCCTGTAAGATTTGAATCTCCTACATCCACTCTATTCATAGCACTTGGAGCGCCAAGTGCTATATCCCATTGATCACAATTGATCTTAGCTTCTATAACTATCTTCCAAACTCCGCTTGCTAACGTTAAAGTCTTTGTTTTTGCTGATCCAGCAGCGGTTCCTATAGGCGTAGTTCTATCAATTGCTGCTCCATCTCTTCCACCATAAAAAATATAAGCATCAGGAGCACCACTTGAAGGATGTTCCCACGTAAATGTAACATTGTTTCCAGATACTGTAAATTTTATATCTATAGGAGGTAATACAAAAACTCCTACAACTATTACTCCATAGGCTTCAGGATCAGTTCCAGGAACATTAGTATTACCATAAGCATCTTCTGAAGCTACTCTTACTTTATAACTTCCATTGGCTACTGGAAGTGTAATTACTTTGTAATGTCTATATGGATTATTTAATGCAGAATTTAAAAAAACAATGCTTCCACTTCTTCCTCCAGAAACAAACAAATTATCCCGAAAAGGATAATCTGAATTAATTCTGAAGAAAGATACTTGCCTCTTTCTTGGATTGAAAACCTTTAAACTCATTATTCTATCGCAATAATCGCATCCGTTGAAACATAACCTACGCCATCATGGGTAATCGTAATAGCTGCATAATACAACTTGTTTTTGACAAACCTAGGAGTCGTCTTAGTCACAAAAAATACGCCATTTGTTGCAGAAGCAGAAGTTATAGTGAATAATGCTGCATGATTCTCATCGTAAACTATTATAGAACAATTCGTAAGATTTGTTGTAACTCTTTGTCCATTCTTTGAAAGAAACGCTGCGATTTTCAATTGATCTGAAGTTTCATTATAAACAGGAATACCATGTGCTTCATAATTATAATCTTCAGGTTCCATTGCAATTGGAACATATCTATCGGCATTAGCTAAAGTATTACTTCCATCCATTACTCCTACCCATAACTCATCAGGATTTAAACCTGTGATTTTATACCAACCTCCTCCTATTTCGACAATAGTGGCTCCTGCCGTTGAAACATTGGTATTATCGCTAGCCTTTTTAAGATATTCAAATGCCACTGTCAAACCAGTTGCAGCAACACCACTATCACTGAAATAGACTGTAAAAGTAGCCATTATTGCTCCTACAAAGTTTTTCCTTTAATCTTATATTTCTTGTATTTCCAACCAGACTGTAGCTGTATTATTCCCTGATTCAGACTTTGAAGAACCAGATATTTGAATACCCTGATTAAGAATTACTTCAACTCCAGGAGGCAATTGCACTGATTCTCTTTTAGCTGCATTTGCTGCACCTTCAACCATAATATCTGTGAAATGAGAAGTCCCACCATCCGCAGAAAGTCTGACTCTAAATTTTTCATTTGCATCTGCTTCCATTATGATTCCAATAACTCGAAACGGCTTGGTTCTGCCCACAGCGGCCAGTATTTCCGTATTAGTTCCCCAAGTAGCTGGATCAGCATGAGTATCTAAATCTACTCCTGTAAAATCGTCAGGCAATAATATTGTCCCTGAACTTTCTCCCAATAAGGTATCATATAAATGATCTCCAACTTCATCATCTATATTTGTTGTATTGTTGTGAAATAAGACATGTTCTATATGTTGAGCATTTCCGGCATCTATATCAAATCCGATACCGGAATCACCAATATCAATAAAACGAAACATATTTTCATCACTATCTGCATCAACTATCTGAATGCCAGTTTTACATTCGTGGATTTTACATCCTTCAATAAAGCTTCTTGCCGTTTTATCCAACAAGAGCGCCGTCATATGTGTTATTCCTTCTCCGAGAAAATGGCAATTTTCTATTATTCCATGTTTCAATACTGTTGCGCCATCTGTATGGAGCGCTGTTGCCGCACCAGTTAAATCTTCTCCAACAAATTGACAATCTCTTACCCTGAATCCGCCGTGAGTTATTATTACGCCATTCCCACTTCCTGAACCTAAATTAAAATTCAAATCTTTTAATGAAACCTTACCAGTGAACTTCATAATAGAAGTAGCACTACCATGCGCATTCTTAATTTTCGCCCAATTCCTGTGACTTCCTTTTAAAATATAATTTCCTGTCCATGTAGGATCGCCAGTAGTATTTATATCGTAATTAGTTGTATGTGGGGAAATATTTATTAAAGTTAAATTATCTCCATCAGTTGAAGCAGCATCTAAAGCGGCTTGAATTGTCTTATAGGCAGTTGCCCAAGTCAATCCATCAGCTCCACTACCTTCCGGTGAAACATATAAGGTGTGAGTTACGGCTCTACCTACGATTCCTGCTCCTATTTCTTTTAAATATCCTAAAGCTGTTCCCCCAAGGCCAAAAGCTCTTCTAGATAAAGTCATTTTGTCTCCTCTAACAAATATTTAATATTTAACTTTATCCATCTATTTTTAAATAGGATCAATCATTTCACTTGATTTAATCTTATATCCGCTCTTAATAGAAGCATCATCCGCATTTATTACACCTATTTCTTTAGTTACAAAAGTTCCTGTTCCTTCATCCCACTGTATATGGTGTGCTTCTACATCAAATACACCAGAATCCTTTGCTCTAAATCTAATTCTTATTTTGTTTCCAGGAATAGTAGGGTCTAATCTTGTTCCTTCTTCAGGATCAGTAGGATCTTGATGAGGTCTAAATCCTGAATGTGGAATTGCATAAATATCGACTTCACTAATCGTATCAATACTTAGCATCTGAACTTTTACGATCTCTCCTGTAAATTCCTTTACAAATTTATTATCTACATACAAAGCATAAAGTGTTTCCGCCGCAGTTTTGTAATAGTTAGTCGTAAGACTATGGCTGAAATCCACAATTATAGTCATAGGATTATACTGATCAATTCTTATTCGTAATATTGTAGTTAGACCAGGAATTCTTGTATGGAAAATATTTTCTTCCTTAATGGTAGTTGATCCTACTTCTGAAACAACTGTTCCTATTGCAAAATTATCACTTGCGTCTTCCGCTGTTGTTCCTGTTATTCTTTGCCTTAACCATACTCCTTGACCTGATCCATGTGCTAATACTCCTGAACCTCCGATTAACAAAGCATTATCTGTAGTTACTTCAGTAAAATGTCCGTCGGATAAAAATGTTGGTCTAATCTGATAATTCCGTATTGCATCACTTCCATCTCTTGTTATTACTCCATCAGGTCCACGTTCCAAAGCAAATTTAACAACATTAGAACTTTTTACATTGAATCCATATATCTGAACTCCCGATAAAGATCTACCTGTTTGGTTTCGCCAGAATACTTTCCTATATTGATCAAAAGTATCAGTTGGAAAATCTGAGGGTGGTTTAAATCCTGGTTGAAATACGCTATCTACATCACTGTCAATCGGTACTAAAGTATGATATCCTCCAACTTTTCTTTTCATATCAATCGGATGATATTCGGCTAAAGCAAGTATTAATTTACTGATGTCAGACATGTACTATTAAATTTTCTATCTTATCCGAATACAATAATCCTCCACCATATATATTAAATCTTGTATTCGGATTTTTTCTTATTAAATCTAAAACTAAGTCTCTACTCTTAATTAAAACACTATCAGTCAAAACCGGATTTCCTTCGGCATCCTCAAGTAGGATAGTTTCTCTATCAAGTGCATCCTTAAACTTTATTGGCTCTTCAAAAGCATAACGTTTCATGTTTTTATAACAAAAATCTAATCCATATACATTGATTTCCTTAGTCAGCCCCATATACAATGCACATGTTATAGCTGAATACCCTACTGAATATCCTGCATCAAGAATTGGAAAATTATATACTAAACGTATTACTCTCTTTATACTATCTTCTTCATTTAATGATGTTCCAAAAAACTTAACAGGTAAATTTCTCTTTATCCAATGTTCCACAACTTTATAATTTACTACAGAAGAAGCTAACAACATTGTTTCTTTATGCCTTAAATCATCTAGATCTTCTACGCATCTTTCATATACATCATCGTCAGGATGAATAACTACATAGTATTGACAATCAATATATCTGAAGGCGTCATTAACTGTCATATTAATTACTTGTTTCCCATTTAAATCCTCTACATATTTTTCTAAAGAAGGACCATTACTAACAATATTTATTGATCCATTATTATAATGATTTTTAAGACTTTCTAAACTCCTATTTTTATAATATTCTTTTTTCTTCATAAAATCATAATTTTTTCGCCATATAAGTTCCCAATGTTTAACTGCCTTTCTATTCCAAACAAATGTATTACTTATTTTTCTTGTTAAACTTAAATCCATAACCTTTGCAATTTCTTTAGCTCTTTCATAATAAGTGTGATTTTCAAGACAATATTTTCTTTGTTCTTCTACTAATTTCTTTCGTTTTTCCTCATCTCCTAGATATTCTTCAATCAATTGAGTAAGGTGACTCTGATCTCCATATATTGGAAACATTCCCTCAGGAAATAGATCAAATATATCTCGACGTTGCCCAGACGTAAGAACTAATGCTCCTGCCAGAGGCGATTCAAAAATGCGCGGGGCTAAACATGTTGCTTTTATTTTTTTAGTGTTCCCAGACAAGAATATACCGTCACGGAACTCATCTCTAGGTATATCGACGTTAATTTTTGTACCAGCCGTATATTTTGCCATTTCTTCATACGATATTTTATTCCCTACAAATAAGTTATTTCTTATATCATTATTTCCAAAATTACTTTTCCTAGCTCCAATAAATTTTGTATTGTGCCTGAACATACATTGTGTCAGATCAGGATCCATAAGAAATTTAAAACGTTCTCGATAAAAACTTCCTCCAACTAAAATATCCGACTCATACATTGTCAATACTTTTTGCGGTTTGAATATTCTTTCGTCTGCGGCCATTGGCAAATAATATCCATTGTGATGATAATTAGCAGTACCTTTATCATTTGAAAAATTGTAGTCATAAAATTGACTCCAACCTTTAGTTATATCCATTTGTTGAGGTTCATCAGTAAGAACCAAAGCAGTTTTGCATCCAATCTTTCTTATGCTATTAATAATAACAGGATTAATATGGTATCCATGAATTGCTATAACTACATCAAATCTATCTTGAACGACAATATTCAAAATAGGAGCAGTTACTATTTCAGTAAGTCTATTCCAATTATATTCTTCTGAAAAATTAAAATTTTCTTTACAGGCAGGACATTGAAACTTCGTTAATCTCGATGCTTCTCTAAAAGCATGGTGCGTATCATATTCTTCTACTTCATACCCAAGACGCACAAACGCATTATAATAGCTTTCTGCTACTGCTAAAGTGGAATATTCAAAACCAGGATCTAATATCAATATTTTCATATAAAACAATAACGTTTATCATAGCTCTCAACATGCTAAAGATTTTAGGAATGATAGATTATAATTAATTCCTATTCCAGTTTCGTCAGACATAGATGCAGACTCGAAGAAACAATTTTTCAGTGTTTCACCATTTATAACCAATGTACCTAATCTTCCCAATGGTCCATTAATCATATTGTAGAAATAAGCTTCAAGATTTTTTCTATTTAATTGACCTTCATCCAATCCCAATATCCAACATTCACACCTTATTCTTTCAAATCCACCTACACGAATTATTCTGCTTCCTCCTCCAAAACTGTCAGTATAAGTTACTGTTATCTGTGTTTCAAAATTTCTTACTTTATCGGTATTATGCCAAAATGTAAAAGTTCTATTTGTAAAATCATCTAAAGTTGATTGAAATGTCATTACACGTCCGCGTGTAAATCCTAAAAGGTCAGACACAGACAATTGTCTTACTGACCCTCCTGTATTCTGATCTCCTATTATAAAACCAATTGTGTATCTTATATAATTCTTTACTTTTTCTAAATCATAATCTATATTTTCTACATTACAATTTAAATAAGTATTTCCATTAAGAATTAAATTTGCTTCTTTTGTTCCTATTTGTTCGTTTAAAGAATTACAATATTCTTCTATAGTTTTTCGAGTAGCAGTAGAAGGAGGAATAAGATAACTACGCAGATTTAATCTTTTTGTTACAACACCAGATTCCTGAAGAATTCCGCCAACCGTTCTAGGATATAATACAACAAACGGACTACTACGTCCACTCAAGACGCCGTAACCCTCTGTTGCAACTTGATCACCATCGAAAGTAGGATAAACCATTATTCACTATAAACAGTCGGAACGCCCATCTCTCCCACCATATTAGCAGCAGCACGTTCTTGAACTATTGCACCTTCAGCAGATCGTCTTGTATTTTTTTCAATATTTTGAAATATAGTAACAAGACGATCAAATTCTGCTTTATTTGAAGCTCTAAGCTCTCTTTCAGCTTCAGAACCAACTAATCCACCTCTAGTCGTATATGGTTTCTTTTCTTTATAACCTTTTTCATAAACAGTCGGAACGCCCATTTCCCCTATCCAATCAGCAGTAGTAATTTGTGCCTTACGTCTTGCCCAATCTTCTTTTCTTGCTGCTTCAGCTTGAAGTCTTTCTTGGGTACGTTTTTCTTGATTAGCCTTTAATTGTCCTAATGCAGTAGCTCTTGCCGCTTGTGCTGATCCAGTTATTTCACCTGCACCTACAATTTTTCCTATTTTACCAGCGCCAGCCTTAGCAGCCGCTCCAACTCCAGCAGCCGCTCCTCTAAATCTAGGACCAAAAGTTGCTCTTAATGCAGCAATTCTTGCCATCATACTTTTTGCAGCAGCAGTCTCTCTTCCTAAAGGATCAGTTACGTTTTTAAGAGCTATCGCAAAAGCTTTAAGCTGATCTTCAGCTACTTCAACACTTAATTTAGCAGCTTCAATAGCAGCTTCACGTTCTTTACGTTCTTTATGTGCTTGTAAACCACTCCAGCCTCCTTTTAAGACTGATCTTTCAAGTTTTACTAAAGCTCTTCTTGTTTCTCCTAATTCTTTTTCTAATCTCTCTCTAGTTTTTTCTTTACCCCCTGTTCTTATTTCTTCTTCAAGAGTACCAACCTGTTCTCTTACACCTTTTCTACGCAAAGCATCCTTAAAAGTTTTATCTTCCATCCCAATAAAAGGTAAATTCCCTATAAAAGATGTTCCCAATTCAACAATTACTTTATCAACCATCTTATCTATAAAATCTACTATTTTTGGTCCAATTGTAGCATTGAAAAAATCAACCAACATAAGAAATACATCTTTCAAAGTTTGATACAAAAATTTTCCTATAATACTAATTACATCCATAAATGCATTAGCAAACGCATCAAAAGATTTAACAAAAGTTTCTGGATCAGCTAATTTTTTAAACATTCCTGAGATTACATCCGCAATAAATTTTGCTTCAATCTTTATTATTTCAATGGTATCCAATACAGTATCAAAAATCTTTACTAAAAAGGTCGGAATATTTTTAATATGTTCAACAATCTTTAATAAAGCTTCTCTAAATTTTTCCGCCGTTTCTGTCTCAAAAATCTTAGCAAAATCTTCAGTCTTTAATACAGTTAAAATACCATCAAGTCCTTTTTTCATAGGCTCAATTATTGTATCAATCACAGGCTGTGCAAATTTTTGGAAAGCCTTAAAAAATCTTTCAACGGCTTCTGATTTTAATAACCATTGTGTAATCTCTTTAATCATATCTACAAGATCTTTAAATGGACCCTGAATTGCTCTTGCAAATCCCCCAACAAGTAAAGAACGTAATACAGTAATATTCCCATAAAGAATTTTAAACTGTCTATCAAATTCTTTTGTTACGCCCTTGTGTGCTGCATCAAGCTGTTTAGTTACCTTAACAAAATCGCGTGAAATTTCAAGATATTTTTCATAACCTGATTTTAATGCTAATACAGCATTTCTTGACTGAATACGAGATGCAACAGTCCTAATCTCAGCAATGGAAACTTTCTGCAATTGTTTGATAATATCTCCCAAAGGCTTAAGAACAATTTGCCCATTTTTCCCCATTTCTGTAAAACTCATACCAATACCTTCAAACTTCTTACGAATTTGGCCGCTAGGAGCAATCAATCCTGTCAATAACAAACTTAATCCACGTGAGGCTCTACTTGCAGAAAATCCTGACAATGTAATAGTTGCAAGTGCTTTCGTTACATCTTCAAAACTCACGCCAGCAGAAGAAGCAATAGGAATAATATTTGTTAATGCAGAAGCAAATTCATCAACCGTTGCTCTTGCAAATACCTGTCCTGCAAATAATTGTCTTGTTACCAGATCTGCTTCACTAGCATCTTTACTATATGCTCTAAGAACTGAAACAACAGCCTTAGTAGCTCCTGAAAGACTTGCAGCACCAGCTACAGCTAATATAGAAGATTTTTCTAAAATTTTTGCACCTTTAGCAGCAGTTCTAAATCCTGCCGAAGTAACATCAAATAGAGTCTTTTGAATATCCCCCATTGCAAATCCAAATTCACTTGCTAATCTCATCGCAAGAGTAGCAAACTTCCTCGTCGATTGTCCTGCAACATCTGTTACAAGGCCAAATGTTTTTGCAGCTTCTACCTGAATTGCCACAAATTCTTTAAAACCAACAGCAATTTGATCTACAAGTTTTTTCACAATACCAAGAATAGCTTGAACAGATAATTTTGTTATAGCCTTAAGAGTTGCCCAAACTCCTTTCCAGACTCCTACTATTATTTTTCCTATTCCTCTAAAAATTGCTACTACTGTCTTAACAAATGCTGAAATAATGGCCACAATCGCTTTGACTAAAGACCTAAATAAATCTACAATTTCTTTAACAAAAGCTGTAAAAGTTTCCATTACCGCTCTTACAAGTCCTGCAACTATGCCTACCAGAATAGAAACCATCATCGTTCCGTGTGCTGCAATCACACCAATAAAGAACGTTTCAAAAAAACTACCTAAAAATCTTGCGCCAAGTCTTAGAGTAGCAGTTATTCCATTTAATAAAGCTTCAGCAATTTCACCACCAGCTTTTCCTAAATCTCCTAAAATTGAACCAATGGTTTCTCCAAACAAATTTCCAATAACTGAACCCAATTGTCCAAGAGCAGGACCAAATATACCTTGAATTTTAGTAGGATCAAATAAGGTTTTTAATGCACTAGCAGCAGCAATTCCTACAAAGCCTGTAGTTTGAATCGTACCGATCATCATTTTTGAAAATCTTGCTCTTTGTTTTGCCATCCTTTGCATTTGCTGACGCTGCATACGTTCACGTAATCTTTCTTCTTCACGCATAGCACGTCTTATAGCATTAAGTTTTGCACGACGTTCAGCCGCAAAATCTTTTCCTCCTAATATCTTACCTATCGTTGATCCTGCTCTTCCACGCCCTATATTAGTAAGCTCTACATTAACAGCTTTAAGACCAGTTTCTAAATTTTTAGCATTCTTTGCCGCATTCTTTAATTCTTCTCGTGCTTTCTTATATCCAGAGCGCATCCATGTAGCGCCCTTCAATCCTGATCCTGCGGCAGATGCTAAAGCTTTATCTAATTGCTTGACAGTCCCCTTCAATTTTACCATCTTAGAAGTGGTGCCAGCAATCCCACGATCTTTTAATTTTAGAGTAAGAGCGATTACTTGGTCAGGCATTATCTTCTCGCATTCAAAGTATCGCGTCCCACATTGAAATTAATTGATTTTTCTCTTGATTTTCTCATAGCTTTTAAAACAAGCCTAGTATCAAAATTCGGATGTAATAGTACTTCAGGCGTTATCCAACTAAAATCTTCGTCTGGTATAGCTATCTTTCCTTTCTTTATCTGATTAATAGCCTCATTGACTTTATCATAAGGAGCACCCCATGATTTCAAAAACATTCCCATTTTTTGTAATTCGGCCTTTGAAGATTCTTTGCCTATAAATATTTTTTCTTGAGGTCCAGCAACAATTCTGTTCTTTTGTTTAGGTCTAAATTGTTCTGGTACTTTCATTTCCTTCCGTCCTTCTATTTGATGATCTTTCCAAGAAGATTTTTTACCATACATTGCTTCTATGCGTCTTATAATAGATCCTTGTAATCCAATTAATATATTTAAATCAATTTCATCAATATGTTCTATAAATTCCTTTAATGTCTTACATCCTCCTAATCCATAATTGCTTGCAAACATATCAACTATATCATAAAAATCCCGGACGTCTGCTTTTATAACAGTTCCATCCGGGAATTCTATTTCTTCAAAATAATTTGCTGCGTCTGAACTTCCCAATATAGATTTTTTCAAATCTTCTAATTGTTCATTCAGACTTCTCTTCTGATTTTTCATCATCACTAAAAGTCATACTAGTTACAGTTTTCAATTCACTAAAATCATATTCAGTGGCTTCTCTATAAGGAATCTCTCCATTCATTGCAAATCTACTTACATCTGTAGCATCATCAAAATCAAATAATTCTAACATCTTATCTTTGATTTCTATATCTTCCTTTTCATTCTTTTTGTCTCTCTTAAATTCTGGATGTTTTCTGGCGATAGACATTCTAACAATGTCGATAAGAATTGCTACCATTTGATCCTGAATACCAATTAATTCATTTTGATCATCTGGACTTAATTCTTTAACAGTAATTGCACCCTCTTCATCTTTCTTCGGTTTTCCTTTCTCATCAACATCAAATTGAATTCTATTTATTTCTTTCTGAAGATCTAATGCTTTCTTATAAACATCTTTCAACGCCAATCTCTGTTTAATCGTAAGAGTTGAAAAAGTGTAAACTTTTTCATCAGATAATGATAATTTGAGAAATTTCATACTATCCTCCTTTGTTTTATAAACGTTCTAATCTATTCAATAAAATAACGGTTGATAAAAATCAACCGTTATTAAAAATTTAAAAATATTCTAAAAACCTGTAAGTCGTTTACTATACCCAACTTGGCCAAGAACCTCCCTTGGAAGCCCCTTCAGCATCCTGACTACTAATCGCCAATGTCATATCTGAAGTCACAAAGTCATTCTGCGTAGAATTCACATTATAACTTGTTACTTTGCAATAGTTAATTGTTCCAGTAAGACCACCACTGTTCTTCCCCGTTGCAAGAGTTACAGTTACATATGCATTATCAAGCGGATCATCCGCAGTATCAAACCTTGCAGTAGAGACAGTAATTTCACCAGTCCTGTTTCCAAGTTCTACAGCAAGAGGCAGACGATAGTCACCTCCATAGAAACTCTGCGGATCACCATCATACGAAACAGTAACTTCAGTAGCAATTCCAAGATCATTACTACCTACACTAATTGTTCCTACACTAAATTGGTCAGTTTTGTTATCGCTAAGGCTCTTTATCCTTAACTTCTATAGGTTGAATTCCCTATAGCTCGGACTATATCTTCAAGTCTCTTGACTTGTCGGGCACTCGTGGGAAGGATTATTGTTGGGACTCACCTTCCTAGTCTCTGCACCTTCCAGGAAACTTATACCCTTCCTGGCTTGGCTCAGGATTCCCATCTCAGGGTTCCCTGAATTCACCCGATTTTTCATCTTTTGTCACCAAAAGAGCCAGCTAATTTTTGAAGGCCTCAACTGGAAGGCCATGTTTAACACTCCTTTCTTGATCTTTGTTTAAACCATTCAGCTCTATTTGCAACTATCTGTCTTGAGCGACCTAATTCATCAGCAATCCTACATAGATTCTTTTAAATTTGAACACTAAAAAATCCCAAGTCTTATGTCCACTTCTTCAATTGCTTTATCCCAAGTCCAATCTTTTGCTTTCTTAAGCCCTAATTCAATTTTATCACGCATTTCTTTATTGTCATAATCCTCATATACTTCTTCCATCTTTCCAGCTAATTCATCAACATTTCCTTCCGCAAACTTCTGACCTTCATAATATTCTGAAGTTCCTTTATAAAGTTCTTCATCGGCGTAAATATATTCCTTTTCCATACACAAAAATCCAACATCATGTAAATATTCAAGAAATCCATTTGTCAAATCAGCGTTCAACTGGATTATAGGAATTCCCATTCCCATGGCTTGAAGTCCTGGAAGCCAAGTAGATTCCCCCATGGAAAATCCTACGAGACAATCAAATCTTGCAAGAAGATGTGGCATAACACTTTCATGCAAAGGCACATCTATCAAGCACATATGAGGATATTCATCTGGCGATTTTTTAATTTCTTCAAGGTATTGATTAAATTCATGAACAATAGTCCAACGCTCATCATTCTCTTTTTCTTCTCCATATGGTCTTGTTCCGTACTTACAACACAATAAAAGACTAACATTGTCATCAGGACCAAAAGCCTGTGCAAATGCTTGAACAATTGCTTTTACATTTTTCCTTTTATTCCATGATCCTAAAACTCCGAACACAAATCTATTACGGACATTTGAAATATCTAAAGGTTTTATATTTTGATTATACATTTTCTCATCATATCCAAGATGCATTCTAAATAAACTTGTTTCAGGTATTCCAGCTACTGCAAATCTCGCCCAATCTAAATCAGTTGGACACCATAGTTCATCACAATTTTCTAACCAAAGCACAATATCAGAATGCGGTTCCATACTTTCTACCATTGTCCAACCAATGTTTACCCTATGTTCTGATAAATATTTCTTTTGCATCCATCCTGGTCCAGCTATTGTTAATAATATTGATTCGTCTTTTTTAAAATTAGGATTTTTTGTATACCAATTACATCTATTCCAAACTATAGGATCAATATCAATAGGTGTCTTGATTGGTGTAAGTCTTAAATTATATTTTCCTGTATCGTCTAATCTAAATAATACATTTCTTCCATGTTCAGCATAACCTCCATAAAAATCGACATAAGTTCTTATGTGAAGATTAATTTTATTAGGAGATGTCAAATTAACAACATTAAATGGTCTACTAAGAGCGGCTTCTGAGGAAGTTATTTTTTTTAATTCTTCAGAACAATAAGCATATACTGGAATATGTCCAGTATCTAATTGATTAAATCCAGTCTGCTTCTCCGCTCGTTGCCGCCGCAAAACTTTCTTCCTCCGAAATAATTATATCATAAATCAATTCAAAAGTGTGACAATTATGTTCTTCATCAAAATCAATGCCTCCACCTGTTTTTATAATACCGGCAACTCTGTATCCCGTATTAGTATCTTCATTTACACTTTGGTAATCGCCTGCTGATCTATTAACAAGTTCATTAAGTTTATCGGTAACAGTTTTTATCTTACTGAATGCTTCGCTTTGAGATTTTTTCACCCAATATATAAGTTTTAAAGATCTTCTTCCAGCAGGTATAGCATCTTCTGATGGTCCTTCGTCAAATTCATAAGTAAGTTGTGGAAATCTATTTCCTACGGGATGATAACCAGTGGGATAAATTTCATAATCTATTCCACTTTGATCCTTTGAAACATTTGCTTGAACTGTGCTATCAGCTTTAAGTATAGATACCAATGTAGCTTCAAAACTTCCAGCAGCAGCGGCTACATCATAAATACCTGTTGCTAATCCGCTAACTACATCATCTGCATCATAATCCGTATTAAAATTAAGACTCGTGTCAAATGGACTAGCTATAAAATAATATCTTGTGTCTTTTGTTAATTGCGTTCCATCAGCTAAAGAATAAACGTAAATCGTATTTGTAGTTCCAGCACTATATCTTTTCATTTTTGCAAAAGTCTTAGCATTTGCATTTGTAACTGCTTCAGCCGCTGTTTCAGCAATAGCGACAGCAATACCATCAGCATCAGCATCGGAAGGCATTGTAAATCTTATACCAAGTCTAGCCATTATACCGCTCCAACACCTGTTGCCTTTGCTGTGGGGGTTATATCAGCGTCTGTTGCAGGAGTTGCCGATGCATGAGTTCCATCACCATCAGCGTGATCTGTTGCGCCAATCTTACGCAATACTGCTCTTACAACAAAAAATCTTTCAATATTGTTTGTATATCCTGTTACATCTTTTACATAAGAAGCTGAACCGTCAGCTTCTACTTCAAAATCATAATCTGCTCCTGAATTTGCCAATGTTAAAGCTGCATTCAGTGTAGTTCCAGAATATATTTGATATCCATCAACAGAAGATCCATCATCATCAGAAGATTTATCCCAAGTTAATCTTATATCCTGATTTCTATTAAGATTTGAAGCCGCAACATTACTGCATTTTGTAGGAATAGAAGCAGCAGTAGGCGTAGCGGTCTTGGTTCCAGAATATCCAGAATCCGTTTTCCCTTCCGAACTGGCCTTGATCTTAATAGTGTATGGATTTCCATCAGTCAATCCGCCTATAGTGACTCCACCGGAAGCACCAGAACCACCGCCGAGAATGTCACCAGTCGTATCGTCCACGACCAGAACCCAATCCTCAGCAGAAGTCCAAACGACTACCAGTTCACCGGAACTGGCTGCGTCGGTAAGGGAATCAAAAGTGGGCGTGGCAGCAGAGGCTGGAGCATAACTTAACTGATGCGGCCCGATGTCAAAACGTTCGCCGAAATATGCACGTGTTAAATTATTGTTAAACACATCCCGAATCATCATGCGGCTGGGGCGATTGGTGTAATACTCAAGACGGAATCCAGAATACCTACTATCAGCATTGCCAATAGGCTGACCAACTTGAAGGAGAGGACTTCCAGCTGCAAGACGGAAATCATCACCCGCCCAGTCCGTAAAACCGAGCGTGGTCGGATCAACACTTCGATGGATGTCATCTCCGGCAGCTAGAGATGTGTCTGATATCCAGATGTAAAAGGATGCCACAGGTGGGTATGTACTGTCAGCATCATCACCAATATTTCCAAGGAAATAACAGTTATATGCTTGTGTTGGCCTATAAGAATCATTATATCCCCTGAGCCCCATACCGCCATTCTTGACGGAACCACAACAAGTTAAGCCTATACTCTTTTGGAGACCATTCCGGAAGCCATCACCAGCATTATTATCGGCAAGACATAAATGATATTGCGTTCTTCTATAGTTACTACTAGCATAAAATCCTTCAGCTGGTCCATTTCTCGCCCGGCAGGCAATGACTAATTGTCCAGGCTCTGTGTTGGCACCATGAAGACTTTGAAATAAAATTCCCGCAGTTAAATTAACACCATCGAAATCGAGTCCAGCTGTTAAACCTTTCATTTGGTTTCGGATGATATAACTTGCCGCGACAGCACCAGGACGCCAGATAGGAGCTTCATCTTTCGCAGCAATCAAATCAACCCTGGTACTATAGTTGTTATAATCACTGGTAAGATGATAGACGTACGTGTTATATTCAGTGAAAACCGAGTCTGCGTAGACCACACCGATCTGATAACCAAGGCTCATGTCGCCAAGCCCGGCATCCCACAAGGCGACCGTGGCATAATCCCGGCCAGTAGTGCCGATGGTTTTAACAAGATAGGTACGGTCTGCCATTAAAGCTCCGCATCATTAGGAAGGATCAATTCCTTCTCCCATTCGGGGCCACGCTTAGCACGCTGTAATTCCCCAAAATCACCAAGTATACGCTTGACTTTCACGACACAACGGCGCTTCGGATCGAACCGCGCCACAGTTGCGGAAATTTCCTGCTCGGGTCTATGTGACACATTGAGTTCCACCTTGCCACGTCCGACATAAGCCATCACGTCAACCAACTTCGCACCGGGTAAGAGCACTGTGCGAAACTTCTGCTCAGCTTCGGAACCGATATCACTTACTCGACCGCGTTCATCCGCACCAATTTGCAACATTATCTCGCCTTGCTCTTCAAAATATTCAAAAGCAGCAATCACGTTACCGGGATCATAATCACCGTCACCGAGTTGACCTCGACCAGTTGTGTGAAGTATAATTGCAACGCCATCAGCCATTCCCTACTCCCCTATGTTCCCGACCACCAGGATATCACCAAGCTCGACGTCCTCAAGAGCATCCACGATGATCGTCGTATCTTGTAATATGGACTGCAAAAACAAAGCATTTATCCTATATCCTAAAAGCTTTTTGAATCTTTCTAGCAATAATCAACTTAGACACATTAACTGCTTTCTGAATAAATTTTTGTCCAGGTTGTCCTCGCACTGATCTTGTTCTTATTAACTGTCCATCTACTTCGAAATATAAAAATTCAGATTTTCTCGGTCTAATTAATTTTCTATTAGGTCCATATATTCCTGTTCCATCGTTTACCCATCTAATCTTGGCGTGTTTCTTTGGTCTAATATTTAAAGTAATAGTTATTGATCCTCGTTTGTTAAGGAATATTGATATTCCTTGTCCTTTTCTTCTGACGGTTCCAATAGGTAAATCTTTAATCAACGTCTTTAATGGTGCTCCTCTTCCACTTCTTCCTGACGGTGCATAGTCGACCATTTTCTTCTTGAGATATACAACAGATCCTTTCAATGCTTTCTTAAGTTTTTTCTGCTGAATTTTATCCCATTTTTTAAAAGATTTATTGATAATCTTTACGGGATCCTTAACAAATTCCGCAACAAATAATCCTCCCTTGGCTCCCCTAAAAGGCATTATGTGTCCCTAACTTGTTCAACTTTTACTTCAAGATGATGTGTAGCATTCCTTCCACCAATTGGTTCAACATTTTCGACAGTATAATTATCACTACTTCCAATCTCAATAATATCTTGCGATTTAATATCAGTTCCAGCAGGATAAAAAAATAAATAACGTTTTCTATTTCCAGCTACGGGTCTTGCTTCATCTAAATCATCTGTTATTTCTTCCTTTCTGCACGAAACATCAGAAACTATAACTGAAGGATCTCCATAAACCGGCTCACCATAAGTATTCCTAGTAGTGAACGATCTTCTTTTTATATTACATCTATCCTTTAGTAAACTTTCAAAACTCATTAAATTGCATCTAAAAAAAGTTTATCGTCTTTAGGAAGAATAGAAAATAAATAATTAATTAATCCTTCAAGTGTTAGGTTTTCGTTTTCTTTATTTCTCTTTGATTTTGAATCCATCATATATTTATATTTTCCCATTGTCTCAGAAATAAGATCAGTCTTATAATTTTCAGCATCAATCTGAGTCATATATCGAAGAATAATTAAATTAGCAATTAATTCAAGCATACTAGGTGCTGCACGTCCAAATTTTCCAACGATCTGAATATTGCCTATACCTTCTGGAAATACTGCACCTTCTTGTTCATCCCAATCACGTTCAATTAAAGAATTTTCTGTTACATCAATTCTTTCAATCATTCCAGTTTCATCATTCCATCTTACTTCTCTATTTGTTCCCGACAAATCAAGACTTGTTTCATCTTCATCCATGCTTATAATTGTAATAGAAGTAATACTAATTATTGGCCTTATAGGAACTTGAATAAATCTTTCAGCATTTCCATCCATTGTAATAGTCTGATCTTCAGTATCTTCAGACCATTGAGTATCAGTTCTATAGTTTATTTCTTCATCTGAAGCATTAAGTAAATAATCCGTAATATCAGTTAATGCAGCAGAAGAATAATAATTCTGAAGAAATATAAGAGCTGAAGCTTTTGTGGTATAACTCATTCTCTTAATCTACTCCAAGCAAGACGCCCATTAATCATATTATTAACAATAACCTCATTACTATACGTGTCATTCATAAAATCAGGAAGATGTCCTGCTTCTAATTCTCGTATAATTTGTTTAATGCTTGATTCTATCGAAAAATTATCTTTAATATCAGGTTCAAAATTTAAATCCAAAATTTTATCACAATCTCCTACTGTATTTACTTTCTCAAAATCTTCAAAACAATTTCCTATTATGTGTGCAATTTCTACCATTGACATTATAGAAGAGAATGTATTAAATTCCACTGAAGCATCTGTCGTATTTTCAATTATTGCTTCAGCAGCATCCGATACATTGCAAATAGGGTATTTTGATAACCAATCTCCTTCTAAAAATATTTGTTTCTGTGTAATTGCCATAAATATCATTCGATTTACAAGCGTATCCCATCTCATTCGTGGAGATGGTCCAAATAATTCTCCACATCTTATATAATATTTTCCTCCATTTATAATTTTATTTCTTTTATTTATAATAAAATTACGAAATGTCTTATATGGACTATCTTCGATCATATCAATATAATGTCCCACATAATAAAAATTCTTTGCTTGTTTTAAACACAAATCAAAAAATGGATCGTCATATTCATAACCTTGATCATAATATTCTGGAACATCTATATCACTGCACCATATTATCAAATCATAATCTTTAACATCTAATACAAAACTGTATGTGGATTCTTGAAACAAGTTGTCAGGACGAATTTCATCCACTACATCTAGATTATCATACATTCCACAATCTAAAATATCGACTTTGTTTCCATTTTTTTTAAGTTTACCCGATATTGTACTGCCTAAATAGCCTAGACCCCCGACACAGAGCACATTCTTGATCGTCATACTCCCCCCTCAGATTGTCAAAATAATAAAAGGGTATACCTAATCGAAAAAGCCTTTATCTATCTTAAAATCAAAGTTCCCATGCTTCTTCATATAGGCTTTAAGCTCTTTCTGTTTTTGAAATTTCCATTCCTCATACTTTTCAAATTCCTTTCCGCCACATAAATGTCTCATTACGCATTTAGGAGTACATCCGCAATGGTATTTATTTTTTCTACAAAGATGTAAATAACTTCCATCAACTCCTCCATAAACATTATCAATGCAATAACCGCCCAAATGGTCATAAAGTTCAATTGGCATTAAAAAAAATCCACCAGCAAGACCACCTTTATCCCAAAAACCTGCTCCTCTTTCGTTTGCCAATTTAATAGTTCTTGCTTTGCTCTCTGGCATTGGGCAATTATCTTCTTCATATATTGGAGCTACCCATCCCATTTTCTTCTTCTTACTCCAATATTCAAAAACTTCAATTAATATTTTATCCCAATCTTTACAAATCACAATATCATTATCGGAACTTACTAAAAATCGAGGATTATATTTTTTCTTTGCTTCTGCAAATAAATAATTCATTGCCTTAGCTTTTCCAATATTTTTATCAAATAATTTTATTAATCCTATTTTTTTATTTTCTTTCAAAGATTCCAAATATTCTTTTGTACCATCTTTACTTCCATTATCAGCAATCAAAAGAATAGCATCTTCAGGGAAATACTTCAAAATAGAAGTAAGCCATTGTCTTGTTAGAGATAATCTAAAATAAGTTGTAGCACAGATTACGATATTCATAAACCTTCCTCTTCAGCTTTTAGCATCTGAGGATAATTCATTTTGTCTTCTATTTCTTCCTTAAATTCTTTTCTAAATGCAACCTGATTTTCAACTTTTCCAGCAATACCGTATTTTTCTCGTGTAACAGAGGTTAAATGAATTCCATTAGCCCAAGGCGTATATATTATTTTCCATCCTTTTCTCTTCGCGTTTATACAAAAAACCATATCATTCAAATCAGAATCATATTTTTCATTCATTTTAATTTCATTAAAGCACTTTGAATCAATAGTAACTACAGCAAATGTTACTGTTTCAAACTCTCTAGCAAAATTTATTGCTCTCATATTGCTCGGTCTATTAACGTAACAATGAGCAGCCCCTCTATCTTTCAACAAACATACTCCAGCATGTTGTATTGTCGCTACATTTTCCATCCAATATTTCGGTAATCTTATTTTTCTGATATCTTCATCATTGGGGTACATTAATTTTATTCCAACAACTCCGACTTTATCCCACCTATAATCGAACATTGCGATTGATTCTTCAAGCCATCTATCATTTAAAATAATATCATCATTTAATAAAACAAAATAATCATATCCATCTCCATGTTTTTCAATCATTTTGTTGTGAGTTTTTGAGAAATTAAATTCTCCATCTTCAAGCTCAAACCATAAATCTTTAACTTTAAAATATTCTAATATATTTTTATCCCAATTACCTTTAGGTTCATGATGTACTATCAAATGATCATATGGGATATGGGTATGTTTTTCCATACTTATTAATAATTGTCCAAGATAGTGAATATCTCTTGTCATAGTGATCACTAATATTTTTGGTTTTCTTTTTATCCTATGTTTTGATCCATAAAATCCTAAATTAGGAGTTTGCGTTATTTGTTTTTTCTTATCTAATTTTATGCGTTTTAAATGTGCATTCAAAGCTGAAATAGCGTTTTCTTGAGCAATATAAGCTCCTTCCCCTCCGCCAAACTGTCCACCATGGATTCGCCAATTATATAAAATCTTTGGAATATGTTTTATCTCAGAAGTTTTTTCGGCAATACGCAACATCAAATCATAATCCCAACTGCGGCCATATTTTTCAGAACATGGCATCATTTTTTTCAAAAAATCAGCTTTAAATGCTGTAAGGTGATTTAAGTATTGTCCTGTATACAAACATTCAATATTCCAATTTGGTTTACGTTCTTCAGCAAAAATCTCACCATTTTCATTCATGTGTACTTCATTTGTATATAACATCTTTAAATTATTATTTTGTTCAAAACACAATGTCACTATTTCTAAAGCGCGATCACGCAAAGTGTCATCCGCATCCAAAAAAATTATAATATCTCCTGTAGCGGCTTTCACACCATCCGTCATAGATTTTGGTATACCTTGATTTTTTTCATGCTTAATCAAACGCCATTCGCCAGCATCTTCTATAATTTTAATTGCTTTTTTACATTCTTTATCTGTAGTTCCATCATCTAAAAAAATTATTTCTTTATTCTTGTGAGTTTGTCTATCTATTGATTGAACGCATTCACTGAGATATTGTAAATTCCCATTATAATATGGAATAACTATAGATACTTTTTTGTTTGATACAAATTTAGGCTTAAGATCTGATTTACTAAAATCAGAAGCTTTCTTCTTTGGTTGTAATTTAGAAATAATACTTCGTTCCTGTTGTGAAGAAACTTTTTCAACTTTATCAGCTAAAGGTGCTTTAAATACATTTGCTATTTTTTCATTCAAATGTTGTGCGTAATTTTCAAAAGCTGCAAATTTAGTCACATATTCTCTTGCAGCTTTTATTTTTCTAAATAAAAAATCATTATCAGTAAATAATTTTTTCATTAATTTCTTGTTATGTTCTTCATTTTCTAATCGCAAATAATGTGGAAAATCTCTATAAATTTCCTTTGTTATGGGTAAATCATAACAGATCACAGGAACTGATAAATAAAAAGCTTCAGCAGGAGGAATACCAAAACCTTCCCACTTAGATGGGAAAAATAATGCCTTGCTTTCCGAAATTAATTGAAATTTTTGTTGATCATCAATGAGAATTTTTACTTCTAATTCTAAACCAATATTTTGACAAATATCTAAAAGTTTTTCTTCATTTTCTTTTTTCAACATTCCTGTTATAAAAATAATTTTAGGTTTGTCTTTAAGATCAGAAAAATATTTACCTATATCTTCAAATCCTTTATAAAGATCACTTCTTGAAACATAAACAACTTGATTTTTTCTCTTATCTGATAATATACGTTTTATTTTATCCGCAGTTACAGTATTAATCCCATTAAATAAATAATCAATTCTGTCCGATATTTCTGGAATCCATTTGCGGGCATATTTTGCAGGAAGTTTTGCATTACAAAGAAATTTATCACACTTTCTAGAAGCGTTTATATAACTAGACCAATTTTGTCCTGGCAACAATATGTCATCTCTACCACTCTTTTCTTCAATCCAATTATTTGGTTCATAACATAAAATCATACTTTTACATTTAAATATTTCTGCAAAAGTAACGGCTTTTTCTGCACCCCAAATTGGAGAACCAATAGTAAGATCAAATCCTCCCTTAAAAATTTTATTCATATCTTTTCTAATGCCATAATGTTTACATACTAAAATATTTATATTTTCTCTTCCAGGAAATTCTTCAAAACATTTATCAAAAGTAGGAAGATTATTTGTAGATAATATTACTTTGTGTCCTAAGCTGGCAAGGACATGTCCCATAAACCACGGATACCATCTTCCTCCGCTCCAATAATCGTTTCTATTTTCACTGAATACTGCAATATTCATAATAATCTCCTTATATAATAATAAAATGTCTATTATAAATCACTAAATAAAAAAGGGCGTCCGAAAACGCCCTTTTCTTTAATTGTTTCTTATTCTATTATTAAGAAGCAATCGTTGTACTAAGATTATCAATCGCCGTTAATTGAGCCTTATTATTATAGTTAAAGGAAATACGTTCACTCATTACAAATTTGCGCTGATCAGATTCAACAACATTATCAGTGGCAAGCTTAATCTTACGCCTATCACCAACTTCGGGACTAGATTTATCAAGAATTGCAATCTTATCCTCATTTGCTGAAGAAACCTGAGGAGTTTCAAAAAATCTAATCCCATAAATAGTAGTAACAAGACCATCAGCTTCACCAGCAGATCCCATACCAGAAATAAATGCAGCAAGAGCAAGGCCAGTAGTTGCAGCACTATGCCAATCCGAATTAGAACGGATATTTGATGCTTGTGAAGAAGGAAGAAGACCAATTAGTTTACTTTTATTCCGTCCGTATTTGCCAAGATTATATAGTGCCGTATTTACCATTTCTTTATCAAAAGTTCCACTCGCAGCATCAACATTATCAGAAGCACTAGCACTTGTAGCTACCGGGAAAATTCCATCGAACATTAAACGGGCATCTTGAGTGAACCAGTTAGTTTCCGTAGCAGCAGCAACAGTAGCGGCAGTTGCGGTATGTCCATCGTCACCGTTTAAAATAGCATTTTCTTCTGCTTCTGCAAGTGCATCCGCGCCATCATCAAGTACCTGTGTCATTAAATCAGGCAAAGAGTCTTCAAATGCTTCTTCATCCACAGTGAAATAGACCATCAGCTTCTTGGCAGTCCACGTCACACTACCAGACGTAAAGTTAGTTTGTGTAACTTCAGTTCCGTCACCCACATGATATGCACTTCCACCAGTAGCTCTAGTAGCTTTCTTCCAAGTCCTTGATCTCTGAATAAAGCTTTTCAATAGACGCCGCATAAGACTGATTTCACGGATATAATCAACTATCTTCTTAGCCATTGGAGCAGGAAGATAATCGGTAATATTTCCGCCAGTCCCTACACTGAGCGCCTTTCTAATTAGGGACATTGTACGCATTTTTACCTCCTAACAAATTTATTCTTTCTCTTATTTGCCATTAATGATCAACATCGCAGCCGCATAAAGAGCATCTGCTAACTGCTTTTCCTCATCAGTTAGTTTCGTGTATTTTCCCGGTTCCTTATTATAGATATAGTCAAGATACTTAAGGGTATCTTCGTCCAGGTCTTCACTCAGTTTCTTCTTGGGTACATCCTTATCATCCTCATTGTCGTCATCCTCATTGTCATCAGGATCATCAGAACCAGTATATCCTTTCCGCTTATTATCGCTACCATTTTCAATTTTCTTCATCCGTTTTGAAATGCTATCGACAGTTTCTGCAAGATCCTTTGCCCACTCAGGAGCATCACTGGTGTCTTTATCCTTCTTTTTAGTTTTCTTCTTGTCTTTTTCATCATTCTCATCATCGTCGTCTTCATTATCGTTATCATCATCGTCGTCATTCTTGTTTTCTTGAGGAATAAGATCAGCTAATTTCTTAACTGAACCAGCAATTTCCTTTACACTTTCTGAAATAGGATCAATAGCTTCCTTAATCATTTCAGAAACAACTTCTTTCGTAAACGTATCTTCCTGCTCATCATCATTATCGTCTACATCCTTATCAACTTCTTTCTTATCCTTTTTCTTCGTCTTTTTCTTAGCCACTTTATCACTCCTTCCGTTGTCGTTTGTCGCTGAAGTTTTGAACTTAATGTTTTTCCACATTTTAGTCCATCCTTTCAACGGCTTACCTTCTACACTTGTAATTCTGGCTTTGGGGTTGGCAGGAAGTCCGACAACAGAGACTTCATAAAGTTCAATTCTAAGTACCTTGTACGCGATGACTCTTCCTTCTTCATCGCGTTCAATTCGTACTTTCTTGAACCGCCCTCCAATGCTCAGTGATTTCAAAACATTTTCACGTAATTTAGTTCTTATACTGCGAACATCCTTAGCCTTGGAAATCAAAATTGTTACTTTAAGTCCCTTATTAAAAATAAATTCTGTTGCAATAACTTTTCCAATTGGCCTATTCCGATTATGATTATAAAATACTGTACTTGCACCATCTTGAAGAAGATGATTTTTAGCTTCTTTCAATGCAGCATTAGTAATAACGTCGTTAACACGATCTTTATCAGAAGTAGCAGCAAATCCCTCTATAATAAATTTCTTTTTATTTATCTTCTTCTTTTTAATATTTTTTACATAAATACAGAAATCCTCTTCAAGACCATTCCGCTCAAAAGCTTTTGGACTCTTCAGGATTTCTTCGATAATATCAGCTTGAGGTATTATTGCCATTGAAAATCACCGTAGCCGGACCATAATTCATCTCATCATTTTTAATTCTATCCATCTCGTTAAAGATATTTTTCTCACTTCCATCCATTATATTAGAAACTATCGCACTTTTTATTCTAGAAAGCAAACATTCCATATAATCATCATAGTAATTTCCTTCAATTACTAATCTATAATCAATAATTTTATCTAATGTTTTATCTAATTCACATCCTTTAAATTTACTCGGCAATGTAAATCTTTTTAATTTAAAGTTCTTTCCATTATATTTTATGCTTTGTGATTTTGAAACTTCGTCAATCTTGCATTTTTCAAATTTGATTTTATCAAGTATTCCAAATAAAGCATTAAGCTTAATTTTTAAAGAATCAAAATATTTTATAAATAGATCTAATTCTTTCTGGGGTTTTTTACTTCCAGAAGGAGGTACAAGCGTACCTCCTGGATTGACTTGACCTCCTCCCGGTTGAAGCACAACAGGTCTATCACCCCAATCAACAGGAGGCTCATTGTGATTTGCCCTAACTTCATTAATATATGTAGTTCCAGCAGTAAGCCTTTGAGTTTCAATTCCCGTTTGAGTTTCGATATCAGCCAATTCAATACTTGGGAATGTAACTTTTAAATCCCGCATATTAAATCCCATATGTAAAATTTCTAAAGTATAATAATAAGCTTCCTTTTCAAGAACAGGTCTTAAACCGCCCTCTTTATAAAGATTAATTTGTTCCTTAGAATTAAGTTTTCCTGTGGTCGAATCAACTATACCCATTACAACAGGTTGCATTCCATATCCACTAAATATTTTATCACGTAATTCTTTACCATATTCTCCAAATTCCATATCACGATTTGATAAAGACATCCTTTCAAATTTGACTTGAGAATTTGTGAATGCAAGTCTATGAGATTTAGCAGCACCTTTATGTCCAGTTTTCCACTTACTTGTAAATGCTCTAAACGCTCTTTTATTTAAATCAGGAACAGAAATAATTCCTGAAGCCTCAGCACCATTAACAAAGAAATTTCCATTATAGTTTGACCGAAGAATATCGACGCCTACAGCAAAAGCTATATTATCCAAAATCTTAATTCCATACAAACTTCTACTAATTGGATTCAATACAACAAAAATTAATTCGTCAAAATCAAACCAAATAGTATTTTCATTATCGGTTTTAGAATTACTAAAAGGATGTTTTGTAAGTCTATAAGTTTTTGTAGGAGGAAGATTTCCTTTTTTATCCGCCATTACTCTAATGTCTTTACCAGATACCGAATAAATTTCTAATAATTTTCTAGAATCTTTATCAACTACTTTTTCTATTCCTCCACGTCCATATATTAATTCATCCCGTATAAGTTTTTCTCTTATTTCTTTAAAACTTTCTTTACCCTTATTAGGATTCCAAAGAAAATCTTGGACTTTTCTAATCCTTCCTTCTTGACGTTTAGAAACTTTATTAGTTTTTCTAATTGGAACAACAACAGGTTCATTTTTAACACAATCTCTTACAATTCTATTTACAGTATTTCCAACCCATTCGTTTGATTTATATAAATCGAACGCATCCTGATCCGATATTCTTTCAAAAGCAGAAGTTAAAATATCTCCAAATATAATATCTTCTATGAAGCCAGAAGCTTCTTTTGTGCGCATCTCGATATTGCTGGTTTTAATTTCAGGAATTGTTCTTTTAATCATCGTCTTCTTCATCATCCTCAAAAGCAAATGTTTTACTTCCTCCGGAATAATTTTCACAATCTGCTATAGTGCCAGCAAATCCATCCCATACGTCCTTTGACTTTTTCTTCGCGTGATCCACTTTCTTACCTTTAATATACTTTAAATGTCTTGCTTCATCACATAAAAGTTTAGAATAAGGATATTCAACTCTATTCTCTGTTAGGGCTAATTTAGCCTGCACTGGTAAAGTATCATTCCTATCCAAAGAAATCAATTCTACATCTATTCCCATATCTTCTAAAGATTGTTTCAACATGTGACTTTGGAATTGATCGAAAGAAATAGTGCCTATCTCAAATCCTTTATCTATTAGAGTTACAATAATATGCTTTAAAATACCAGTATAATAAATTTCACCATTTTTTGTAAGTCTTGAGTCTCTTTTACTTGCAGGAGAAATTGTACCAATGGCACAGATTTTTATCATTGGTTTTTCTTCGAAACGATCATCGTCATCAAGAGTTTTTAATTCCACTTTTTCTTTTTCTGCTTTTTCTTTCATTACATGTAAATCTAATTCGACTTGAATATAATCATTTACGTACCCTACTGAAAATCCTACTCTATCTTTATTTTTTGATAAATCAAAATGAATAAATATTTCTTTATCTTCTTCAGGTTTAAACCATTCACGCCATCTTCCATTTCCCATATAAGCATTTACTTTACACTTATCATAATCCCAACAACTATAAATATCGCTATCTATTCCTCTATTCTGATAAACAGGACATTGCCTACATTGTTGACAAATATTGTTTTCTACAAAATCAGGATCAGCCCAGAACGATTCTATAACACCACTTGGAACTGCTCCAAAATCACGCATAGCACGACGATAGTTTCTAGTCAACGCCCAATAATAATCTTTCTTTTCTCTATCAGGGTGAATATCCCAAGTTGCCTTTTGAATTGCGTAGCCATCAGGTCTATCTTGTAATTCATAAAATTTTTTCATTACAAAATCATCATCATAACGTGGTGTTGTTATTCCAATCATTTTATAATAATTTCCAAATCTCGTACTACAGGAACCATAAGCGGCTTCCCAACATTCTTCTGCACGAGAATCAGATTCTTCATCTTTATCATTTTCTAAGAAAAATGCCAATTCATCTCCAACCCACTGTATGGTATTATATCCAAGCCATCCAAAAGCTTGACTATTTACACTAATCGCTTCAATTCGTTTTGCAAAAAAAATACTACTGCCTGTAGGTTCAGAAAATTGTCCTTCAAACCAAGGACAATCTTCTACCATTCCTCTAAACTCTTCAAAGAAAACTTTCCTTGCCTGTTGGTCATTTCTTGCGGTATTAACAAAATAAATCTTTGATCTTCTAGATAATCCATAAAATCCTTGAGGATTCCTCATACATAAACATTTATAAATTCCATAACAATGTAGTATTGCTGCTGAATAATCCTTCCCAGAACCCTTACCTAATAAAAGAACAGCTTCGCGTATATGATCTTGAGATACTTTTTTCAATATTTTCATTATCTCAGGACGACAACCAATTCTTCCGTTCCACTTTAAATTAAGATATTCTTCGCCTTCAATAAATTCTTGAATACTTACAGGCTTTTCTTCCCATATTTCATCTTCAATTTTATCTGCTGATAATCCGAGAGCTAATTCTTCAAAAGGATTTTGAACTATGTGTTGGATTATTCTTCTACGTTTTTGTGCCATTAATCAAATTCCTGAAATTCCATATCTTCCTTTTCATTCATTATATTTACGTTTTTTCTACCAACATCGTGTATATTTCCCTTTGTCTGCATAGAAATTTCTAACAATTTTTCTTGAATTTCTTTCAATATGTCTGGATCAGGAATAGTTTGTTTTAATAAATCAACTATAGATCTTAAGAAAACTTTCAACCCATCAGGAGTCAAAATATAATTATCTTGCATTTGTATTTTATGCATTCTTTCTGCAACTCTACTTATAGTTTCTATTATCTTATACAGTCTATCTAAAGAATCACCATCAGTTAAAAAACTTTGAGAAGCGCATAAATCTCTTATCAATACAAATTTTTCTCCATAATTTGTATTTTCACTTTCTGTAATATCTTTAATATATTTGATTAATCTCTTTGGAGACTGTTTGGGTTCTCCAGAAGTAAGTTCACTCATATATTCCGATAGAGCTAATCGTAATGCGGCAAGTTCAGGTCTAAGATCTACCATTTTAGGATCATTTAAAAATTCTTCAAGAAGATTACTAAAATCTTGTTGCATTCCTCTTCCGTATAATCCTCCGGTAATAGAGGACATTCTTCTTTTCCCATGAACCATTGCATGTGTATTACCACCGCCATGCTTTTTACAAAAAAATGATCCTTTTACGGCAGGATTAGTACAGCGGATTTTTGGAAGGTTTTTTATTTTTTTACCATTTTTGCGCTGATATATTTTCTGAAAACATTTCAATCCACCACCTAAAGGAGCTTTATGTTCTAAAGGTAAAACTCCCGCAGGAATACTAAGAAGATGTCCATATTTTTTTAATAATTTTTCTAATTTTTGTTTTCTTTTTTGTTCTTTTGTTAATGCTTTTTCAAATTCCATGATCCTAATCTCCAGCTTCCTCCCTTAAGACGCTTAGGGCAAGCGCCTGTGCGCGACGCCCTAGCGTCTCGTAATGTTGGAAGAAATTCATATAATAAAAAATATTTAAAAATATTAAATATTTTTCATGATCAACTCTGTCATATTAATTATAGTATGATACCAATCACTTGCAATATTCTGAATTATTTTATGCCAACAGAAGTGACTTATTTATCAGTTATTTCTCTTCTTAATACACTTCCTTCCAATACAGATGTAAATATTCTTAGTAATAATTTTGATCCTATTAAACTTTATAAAATGCTTAACAATAAAGTTTTTGAATTTTCTTTTTTTAAAAAAGAAGAAATAGAAAAATTGGAAAAATTTTTAGATAAAGAGTCATCATTTCAAACAATACATGATTTAAATATAATAGATACGGATATAGATTTTGAAAATTGTAATTTTTCAAAATTTTGTAATGCTATTATTACAGCGTCTAATACAGACTGGATTTTAATTAGTGGATACGATGTTATGTGGAAATATAATTGGTTTAATATATTTTGTGAACAAGTAATGAAAGGATCAATGTTAATTGCTTCAGGGTTTAATTGTTTTCTTGTTCACAAGAAAGTCTTTGATATGATAGGAATGTTTAATCTTAATTTTAAACATCCTACATATGCAGTAACAGATTTTTTAATGCGCATTATTCTCTTTGGTGATATAAGAATTTCTCTTAAAATCAGCGAATATAATTTTGATTGTCAATTAGGTAAACATATTCAGCTTCTTAGAAATTTACTTCCATCACTTAAAAAGCGTTTAATTGATTATCGTAAAAAGGTTAACGTCGAAGGTATATTGTTATTACATTTTCATGAGTCAAGAAATGCTTTTAAAAAACAATGGCATTGCGATATAGAAGATGACAAAGTTGACAAAATTCTCCAACAATATCAGTACGGTTTTACAAGGGGTGAATAATGGTTCTAAAAAGAGAATCTTCTAAATCTTTATCTGCTCTTCCAAAACCTGAAGATTATCCTGAAGTTTGTCAGAAAAATCTTGATATGTTTTTCAGATTCCTTCATAAACGTCATAACATTTATATACGTCGATTTATAAAGAAAAAACCTCCTCCGTGGACTAAAGACCCAATATTAGAAAAATATAAATTTACTAATGTTTATCGTATTCTTGATCGTGGCAGTCAGTGGATGATTAAAAATATTATTGAAAACGATAAGTATCCGAGACTTCAAGATAAAGTTTGGGCTTGCATTTTTTATAGGATTAACAACAATATCGAAACCTTTGAAGCCTGTGGAATTCCTCTCAGAAAAAAATTTAATCCCGAAAAATACGAAAAACGCCTTAATTCCTACAAATCAAAAGGATTTAGAGTCTTTACAAATGCGCACATTACTTGTCAATCAAATCTTAAGCAGTCTCGTATTGCTAATTTCATTACTATCGTCACCAAACTCAAAAAGAATTGGAAGTATATCTGGAAAGAAATTAAAAAGTTTAGAAAAATTTTAGATTGGGAAGGATGCTTTAAATTTTTTCTTAAACAATATGGATTCGGAGGATTTACTTCATACGAAGTCTGTATAGATATGGTCTATGCTGGAGTATTCCCTGACAAAGTTCGTGATACTTTTGCTAATCCAGGACCAGGATGCGAATTTGGAATAGAAACAATATATCCTAATAGGGAATGTATTTCCTACACAGATGCAATGTCGGAACTTACCGATGAACAAGATGAACATTTTGAACATCTTGGCATTAAATTCAAAGGTCCACGATTGACACTTCAAGATATGGAATTTTGTCTCTGTGAGTGGGGTAAGTATTGGAAGATTAAAAAACAGGTAGGTAAAGCCAGAATGCATTTTCATCCTATTACAAAGGTTTAAAAATGAATAATATTGGAATCATAGGTTATGGCATTGTTGGAAAAGCAACAGCTCTTTTCTTTAAACATCATCGAAAAAATATTTCAATAAAATTTTATGATCCTAAAAATCCTGATACTTATAGCTTTGAAGAAGTTGTAAAAGAATCCAAATTTATTTTTGTTTGTGTTCCTACTCCTTGTGTAGATATAAATAATAATCCTAGAATAAGTGTTCATCTTGTAGAACAAATAGTAGGAGATATAGTTAAAATCAAAACCAAACATTTAAAACATATTATTATCAAATCTTCTGTTACTCCTGGTACAACTAAAGAATTAATCAGAAGTACTGGCTATTCTAATATCTATTTTTCTCCTGAATTTCTTACTGAATCTATTTGGATGTTTGACGCCATAAATCCAAAACGTCATGTTATAGGGGCAGAATATCCTTGTAAGGTCAATGAATACATAAGATCTTTAGAAAATATTAACAAAGATATTCCAATATATAGATGTGATACTGTTACTGCTGAAGCTACAAAATATTTTGCAAATTCCTTAGGAGCAATCAAAGTCATATACGCAAATGTGATGAAACAAGGATTTGATAAACTTGGTGTAGATTACGAAAAACTTGTAGAAATCGTTACTGCCGATCCTATGTATTCTGCTGAACATTTGAAAGTTTCCAATGCTAGAGGATTTGGTGGCAAATGTCTTCCTAAAGATATGCGATCAATCATAGGATTATTCAAAGATTTAGATATTGATACTTCTTTCCTTGAATCCGCTTGGGAAAACAATTTACGTCTTCGTAAAAAACGTGACTGGGAAGATATCGAGGGAGCGATTCTGTGAAACTTCTTTTCCTTCGTGGTAAAGTTCCTACTTTTAAGCCCGAAAGGCTTAAATACGATCACATATGGCAATGCGAAGACATGTGGACTATCCTTGCTGAAAGAATGTGTAAATATTTTAATGAAGTAGAACTATGGTATTGGGGAGGAGATTATAAAAAAATCAAAGTTGTTAGTCCTAGATTCGTCGAAAGATGGGTTCCTGATTTAAATAAACTGCCTGTTACCGATTTCGATGTTGTTATTGCTAGAGGTGGGTTCTCTGATTGTTTAAAGGCTCGTCAGACGATTCAAAGTGCAAAATGGGTATACTATGGTGCCGGTAATCGTTTTAAACCGTCTGACGGCAATTGGGATATTATTTTAGTCGATAGTGTCAAACAACAAAAACAAGTTCCTGGTTCTAAATTATTTATTAAACCCGCAGCAGAAAATATCTTTTATCCTCATCCTTCGTTTCGATTTGGAAAGAAAAATTACGATGTTTGTTTTATGGCAAATTCTACTGACAAAGATATAAAAAGAATCAAACTAACTTTTGAAACTTTCAAAGATTCTAGATATTCTCTTCTTCATATAGGAATGTTAAATGATAGAGATAAACAGCTTGCCAAAAAACATAATATCAAATCAGTAGGATGGCAAAGACGAGCAAATCTTTCTGCTTTTATGAGTCAATGTAAAATGGGTTTGATATGCAGCACAGAATACGATTCTTGTCCAAGAGTTTTACCAGAATTTCTTGTATGTGGTCTTCCTGTAATAGTGACCAATGACATGAATATTTGGTTTGAAAAATATATTACTCCTGAAACTGGAATATCTTGTCAACTTAATACATTAGGTATATTAAATGGCATTTATCATATCCTTAAACATTACGATCAATACAATTCTTATAATTATTACTGGAAAAATCTTTCTATCAATCATGCTGCAAAACATCTTTGGGATATAATCAAATGAGAATTGCTTTCACTGCTTTAGGCTGTGGTTATGGAAACAATGGTGGAACAAAAACTATTGTTTCCTGTGCAAATGTTTTGACAGAATTAGGACATGAAGTCTATCTTGTTGCAGACAAATACAATTACACATGGTCTAAATGTGTAGCACGTATTACAAAAGAATATTCTAAAGATTTAGATGTTATAATAGCTACTGGTATTAATTCAGTTCCTCCATTGTTGGAATTTAAAACTAAAGCTAAGAAAATTTGGTACGTAAGAGGTTGGGAAAATTGGTCTCAGTCTGATGAAAAAATATTAGAACTTTGCAAAAAAATCAGAATTATTACGAATGCAAGATGGCTTAGTAATAGAATTGGAAGATTTAATTCTTATCCACCTGTTGTTTATCCGGGTTTAGATTTGGATATATTTTATTCTCGTAATTTCGCAAGAACAGGAATAACTATCGGAGGATTGTATCACGAAAGAGGATATAAAAGATTTGATTTATTTAAAAGAACTATAAACGAAATTAGAAAAACAGAAAAAATCAGAGTCATAACATTTGGAGTGAATGATGTAAAATTTAATACTTGTTCTTATTACAGATCTCCTGATTCTGAAAAATTAAATTGGATCTATAATGAGTGTGATATTTGGATGTTTACTTCTCAGACGGAAGGCTTACATATTCCTCCAATGGAAGCTGGTCTCTGTGGTTGTGCTATTGCAGGTATGGATATTGGAGGGGTCCGGGATTATGCTATACACAAGGAAACTGCACTTTTAGCAAGAACACCCGAAAAACTTATAGAATATACAAAATATCTTATAAAAAATCATGAATTTCGCCAAAAATTAGCGAAAAATCTACAAAAAAGATTAATTTCTTATATTGGGAATAGAAAAAGTAATATGCTTAAATTTGTAGATGTAATTTCTATTCTTTAATCTTCCTACAAACACCAATTCCCCAATCTTTAAAACTGCCATCTTCATTTCTTCCAGTACAACGTTTCTTCTTTTTGTACATAGTTTCATCTATAGCGTCATAAACAAGCATAGGACCAGTATGTGCATTTGTATCATGTAAAAATACAATCCCATCTTCAGCAAGCCATTTAGTAAATCCCCAATCACCTATAACGCCATTGATTGAATGATCCCCATCAATAATAAGAAGATTTATCTGTTCTTGTCCTAAACTATTTAATTTATCTATAACCTTTTGTTTTAAATTTGAATTGCATTTCATTGTATATATATTCTTTTCAGGATTATCCAAATAAGATTTATCCATTAAATCAATTCCTAAGTAAACACAATCGTCAGATTTACCTTTAAAAACAATACTTGTAGAAGATTTTTCTGCATATCTATTGACGCCAATTTCTAAGATACATTTCATTTCAGGAGTAATACGTTTAAATAAAATTTTTCTATTCCTTACAGAAAAACTATCTTTTCTCATTTCCTTTCTTCTTACTAACCAAGAAGGAATATTCATCATTTGACAACCATTACTTCTATATGGTTCCTGAGTCGGAATATATTTTAATCCTGCAATATTAGATTTTTCTTTAGAAAAATTATCACAGTAAGAAAGCACTTCAAATTTGAATTTAAGTATTTTAAAATCTTTCGCATATTCTTTCTCTACAATTCCTTTTGTTATTCTGTCATAATATTCACTATAATGATAATGGTAATGATCTGTGACATTTAATTTCTGTAATTTTGTATTTATTCCTAATTTATAAGAAATAAAATGCCAAGCTTCCCTAAGATTTTCAAATCTTCCTATGTAATCTAATTCATTTAAATTAGGCAAAAATTCAATTTGTTGTTCCCAATGGTGATTCCTCTTTTCTGTCATTTTTTCAATAAATTCTAGGAAAGAAAGATTAGCAGGATCTTCTATTTTGAATAATTTTTTTATTTGTTTTTTGCGAGAAGACTGTGTTGTATACATTTTCCAAATAGATACGATTCTGTCCCAAGGATTTCGGACAATTGTAAATTTAAAATAATCAGAATATTTTTCAAGATTGGAATCTCGAAATACTTCAAAATCATAAGGATTATTTTTCTTTAGATCATTTACATCAATACCGAAACATCCTTTTCGTATACTTGTAGATGCTACTTTAGGAACTTCAAAATAAATTGTTTTTAAAACATGAGAAATCCATTTGAAAGTAGTAGTTTTTTTACATCCACAATTAGGGTAATCACATCTAATCATTTTTAAATCCTCACAATTTGTTTACCATCGTATTCAGCAAACATTTCATATCTTCTTTTAAATTTTTCTGACCATTCAAAAAATGCTTTTTCTTCATGATCATTATATTTAGGATCATGATCATAATACCATTCATCAAAAAGAAGAATGGTCCCTTTAACAATATAATCATTTAATCCCCATAATATTTCTTTCGCAGAACTATACAAATCAGAATCTATATGGATAAAAGCAATTTTCTGAGCGATCTTTTTATATTCAGAAATTGTATCTTTAAACCATCCTTTAAAAAACTTTACTCCTCTTATATCGGGAATTTTACCATTAGTAGAAAAAAATCCCTTTTTACATTTTCCTACAAGATTGTTTTTAGAATCTTTCCAATCTTCTGGCAATCCTTCAAAAGAATCAAAACCAAATACTCTAAAAGAATTTGGTAGATTTTCTCGAATAATTTTTATAGATCGTCCTTTATATACTCCAAATTCAAGAACGTGTTCATATCTAGGATCAATTAATTCTATGGCTTCTATTATCATTTCTTTATTAAAACTCATTCTATCACTCCAAAATATTTTCTTCGCGCTAATGGGAAATCATCGAAAAAATGGAATACAAATTTGAGTTTATCCCACAATCCAATTTTTTTAAGATGATAAGGAGCCAAAGCATGATTAGAAATTTTACCATTTTTAGATGCTTCGGGGTCTTTTAGATATTCATCCAAATGCAAAAAAAGTGTATGGAATTTATCCATATATTTTGAATTAGAAAAAAACCAATGATCGACTAATCCCTTATTTTCTTTAGTATAATGCGAATGTTTAAGATCAGATATATCTCTACCTTCTTTTATCCACTTATATAACGGTCCTTGTCCAGCACTAAAAACTCGACCAACCATGTCAAATAATTCACACCAATGTCCTGCGTAAAAATATTGTGGATCAAACTTTTCAAATACAACATCAGTTTCCCAAGTTTGATCAAATCTACTTGACATAACCATATCATATTTAAATTTAAACATTCTTTCAAACCGATATTTAAGACATACAGATTTCCAAGCACTATACCATCTACTATAGTGATTATTTTTTCTTAACTTATTACTCTTGATATAATCAGGAGTTTTAAATTGAATTTGTTTTTCAAAAATCGAATCTTTAGGTTTATATAATTCTAAAATTCTATCTTTAAATTGAATATCCCAAGTGTGAATAAATACATCAATATCATTCTTGTCTAAAATGTGTTCTTTATAATGTTTATAACAAAGTTCAAGAAGTTCATTGTCAGAAGAATGCTTACCAGCTTTCCCTTTGATATTACCGACTAATCCGAATAAACACAATGCTGTTTTCATATTTTGGATCCTAAAAATTTATATCTTGTTAATGGAAAATCACTAAACGAATGAAAAACACAACGCACTTTATCAAAAAGTCCAAGCTTTTGAAGATGATAACAAACCAATTGATGATTACAAATATTTAAAGAACTATCGGGTTTATTAGGATCTCTAGATGCTTTTGGATCTTTTAAATATTCATCCAAATTGCTATAAAGTTCAGCAAAATTATCTATATTTTCAGAATGAGAGAAAAACCAATGATCTAACATTCCTCTTCTGATAGGAAAATGTGAATGTTTAAAATTAGAAAGAGGTTCAGTTTCCAAACGTTCATAAAGATCTCCTCTTCCATCTTTAAAACAATTCAAATTTGTTTTTTTATCTCTTAACGTACACCAATTTCCTACATAAAAACAAGAAGAATCAAATTTTGAAAAAATTACATCGGTTTGCCATGCTACATCAAATCTAGAAAGCATAACCATATCATATTTAAAATCACAATAATCTTCATACTCTCTTTTTAAACCAACAGCTTCTCTATTTCCATACCATCTACTATAATGGTTTTGTTTTCTTTGTTCAGGATGTCCAACTACATAATCAGGAATATCAAAAATTTTTTGTTTTTCTACTGTAATAAGAAGAGGATCAAATAATTGTTTAATTCTATCTTCAAGATCTACATCCCAAGTATGGATAAAAACATCAATATCATCATTTTTATCTAAAACATGTTTCTTCCAATACTTAAAAGAAATATCTAAAACAGATTGTTCTGAAGAAGCATCGCCAGATTTTCCCTTGGCATTACCAATAAGACCTGATAGACAAAGTGCTATTCTCATACTTCACTTGTTACTTTGTAAAGATACGATTTTCCAAGATAAAACAAAAATTCAGAATAAGGATGTTCATGAAGCGGAGCAATATTAAGAAAAATAAGTGCAGTCAAAACAGCTACTTTATAATAATCAAATTGAGGTTTTGTTAAAATCCATTCCATAAAATAATTCTCACAATCTATTAGACTTTGTTTCCGTAGAAAATCAAAATTAATCATAGTATTCTTTTTACAAATATTAAATTTTCCATCCGCTATCAATTCATGAGAAACTATCATACCATGTAACAGCTTTGCGAAATCATAATAGATATCCCCACATCTTCCTACAATTCCTCCAAAATCTTGTCGCCAATCCATAAAATAAAAATCCATTAAATCAGTTTCTTCATTTATAACAATATTTTCAAAATGTAAATCTCCATGAAATCTGACAGCAAAACCATCAGTAATATTATCCCAGTCCAAAGTATCAAGCATACTAAATAATTTCGGCGTATATGTTCTGTTTATTCTTTCTTCAGTATCTTTATAATCATATTTTGAAAAATATTGTTCAATTCTTTGATACGTCTTATCTTTATAAAATTTTATACAAGCTTTATCAAATTCTTTTTCTTCATCGGGATTCAAACCACAAAGTTTCCAAAAACCTCCTCCTAAAACTTTAAGAAGGATTTTAAAATCCGATAATATAGAATCACTTTTTGAAAACATTCTTCCTTCAACCTTTTTATAACTATACATGTTTTCTCTTGCGTCAAGAAGCGTTGGCACATATCCTTCTAAATGCTTTGCCCGTTCTATTCTATTCTTAATAAAATCTTTATCAATATGGAATTTTATTACTTTGTCATTAACAAACCAAATAGCTTCATCCTCTTTAGGAAGAATAGTTAATTCTTTTTGCTGTCCAATTCTTGCACGTGCAGAATCTAAATCAGATAGATTACCCGTATCTTGCCACATAAAAGGATATGCATGAAGTTGACATATAGCATTTAATCCAATACATTCCCCTTCTGATAAATCACTATCTTCCATTGCTCTCCAAAATCTTTTATAACTGTTTATACCGCATAATCCTATATAAGGACGTGCGTTCGGATTTTCACCCTTTTCGTGGACATAATTAACTACATTAAAATCAAGACTAACTGATCTATAATTATCATTAGCTTTTTTTAATGCATAATATCCTATCCAATCTTTTACTGGACAAGGAATCTCTTCCGTAACTATCGTATCATTAGCACAAAAAATAAATGGACATTGTAAATGTTTTTTACAGGAGAATAAAGAATAACCAACACTTGATCCTTCTCCTTCGTAAAGATCAACATCTACAAAAGTAAATTTTCTTTCAGGATAAGCAAGCTCAAGAAAGTCTTTAACTAATTGCCCTTTATATCCAAGAGCAATTACAAATTCAATATTTTCAGGAAATTTTTCAATAATATAGGAAATAATAGGTTTAAGGCCAACAGTAATAAGAGCCTTGTTGACATGCTTAGTTAGACCACCTAAGCGTCCACCTGCTCCAGCGCAAGGTATAACTACTTTATACTCTTCCATAATCATCCTCTAATCTTATAACATCGTCAAGTTCTGGAGTAGACATCTCCAGATAAATACAATCTTCTTCTACAGCTTTCATTCTATGGATATCTCCAGGATCTAATGTCAAACCATCTGCTGTATTTACTATAATAGTTTTTAGATTATTAACAGATTCGCCTATATCTACTTCTAAAGAACCAACTAAGACAAATATTGTTTCTTTCTTTCTTTCGTGATATTGAAGACTACATTTTTTTCCTATTTCCATGTAGATTCGTTTAACTACATACTTATCATTAGATTCTAGAATTTCTTCAGTTCCCCAAGGTTTATCTATTACAGTCATTCGTTTACTCCCCTAAAGCAAGAATCGTAATGTCTAATGCAATCCGTAACTTGTCCGATAATTATT